CGTCAGTCAGTCCGTCGGCATCGGAGTCGCCGAGTATTAGCCCGTCGGCTAGCAAATCGCCGTCGGCGTCCGTGTCGCCATCCGCAAGCGAGTCTCCGAGTGTTAGTCCGAGCGCCAGCAAATCGCCGTCGAGTAGCGAGTCGCCCTCTGTGTCGCCATCGGCGAGCGTCTCGCCGAGTGCCAGCGTTAGTCCCTCGACATCGGAGTCGCCGTCGATTAGCCCCAGCGCGAGCGTTTCGCCGAGCAGTAGTGAGTCGCCCAGCGTCAGTCCAAGCGCCTCGGTCTCGCCATCGAGTTCGGAATCGCCGAGCGTCAGCCCCAGCGCCAGCGTCTCGCCGAGCAGTTCCGTTAGCCCGTCGGTGTCGCCGTCCGCCAGCGTGTCGCCGTCGTCGAGTGAATCACCGTCTGTCAGTCCGAGCGCCAGCACATCGCCGTCGGCGTCAGTCTCGCCATCCGCGAGCGAGTCGCCGAGCGTTAGCCCATCGGCGAGCAAATCGCCATCGAGTAGCGAGTCTCCGAGCGTGTCGCCGTCGGCTAGCAAGTCGCCAAGTGCTTCGGTTAGCCCGTCAGCCTCTGTCTCGCCCTCAGTTAGTCCGAGCGCGAGCGTCTCGCCAAGTAGTAGTGAGTCGCCCAGCGTCAGCCCATCGGCCTCGAAATCGCCGTCAGCATCAGAGTCGCCGAGCGTTAGCCCCAGCGCAAGTGTGTCGCCGTCGGCCTCTGTCAGCCCGAGTGTGTCGCCGAGTGCGAGTGTCTCCCCGAGCGCGAGCGAATCACCTTCAGTCAGCCCGAGCGCTTCAAAATCACCTAGCGCTTCAGTTAGTCCGAGTAGCTCGGCGTCGCCCAGCGTTTCACCCTCGGCGTCGATTAGTCCGTCAGCGAGCGTCAGCCCGTCTGTGTCACCGTCGGCAAGCGTTTCGCCAAGTTCTTCAGAATCTCCTTCAATTTCCCCGAGTGCTTCAGTCTCGCCGTCTAGTTCTGAGTCGCCGTCGATTAGCCCGTCGGCCTCGCTATCGCCAAGTTCTTCGGAGTCCCCTTCAATTTCTCCCTCAGCTAGTAAGTCACCGTCTAGCTCTGAGTCGCCTTCTATAAGTCCATCTGCTTCTAAAAGTCCTAGCTCTAGCCTGTCGCCGTCTGCTGGCGAATCGCCATCGAAGTCGCCCTCGGCATCAAAGTCTCCGTCAGCCTCGCCATCACCGTCAGTTTCGCCGTCAGCGTCTAAATCGCCGTCAGCGTCTAAGTCGCCTTCGGCGTCTAAATCGCCTTCGGCGTCAGTTTCAGCATCAGTAAGTCCGTCGGCCTCTAAGAGTCCGTCGGCGTCAGTATCACCATCAGTAAGTCCGTCAGCTAGCGTTTCGCCAAGCGCCTCCGTTTCGCCATCGGTAAGTCCATCAGCTAGCGTTTCGCCATCGTCATCGCCATCCCCATCAGTAAGTCCGTCAGCTAGCGTTTCGCCAAGCGCCTCCGTTTCACCATCAGTCAGTCCAAGCGCTAGTGAATCACCTAGCGCCTCGGTGTCGCCATCAGTTAGTCCGTCAGCTTCAGCTTCACCTTCAGCGTCTGAATCGCCAAGCGTTTCACCTAGCGCTTCAGCTTCACCTTCAGCGTCTGAATCGCCATCAATCTCACCTAGCGAGAGTGAATCTCCAAGCGTTTCACCGAGTGCCAGTGAGTCGCCAAGCGTTTCGCCCTCAGCATCTATCTCACCATCTGCGTCAGAATCACCATCGTTTAGCCCCTCGGCGAGCGTTTCGGCCTCAATTAGCCCATCTGCAAGTGAGTCGGCGTCTGTTTCACCATCCGCGTCAGTATCAGGGTCAATTTCTCCGTCTGCCTCGGTCAGCCCGTCACCAGAACTTGACTTAGAGCCTGGAGGTTTCGGTGAAATTTTTGTTGTACAAGCAGACAGCCTTGAGTTTATAATGCCTCCAGACCAACTGCTTTTCTATGTCGCAGCTGAATTAGGTGAAATTGTCGTGCCGGTTGGTTACGGCAAGGAGCATTGATGGCGGTTGGGACACGGTACAAAGATCCAGACTCAAAACGAAAGTATACCATTGACTGGACTAGGTGGCTAGCTAGCCAGAGTCCCGGTGAGGTAATTAGTAATAGCGTGTGGGTGGTGCCAACGGGGTTAACCCAGCTAGACGCGGGGGCTACTAGTTACAAGACGACTATTTGGTTGACTAGTGGAACTGACGGCGCGAGGTATGACGTCATCAACCGGATTACGACGTCTGCTGGACAAATTCAAGACGCGACTATTGAAATTATCATGGCACATCAATGACTGAAAATTACTACGGTTATCCGTTGGAAGAAGAGCGGGACAAGGAAGACATCGGCGAGATGAAAAAACCCGATGAGCGACGCGAGCAGCCGCTGAAGCACATCAAGGGGCCAGTGCCAAAACCGCGCCCTCAACCCGAAGTGTATAAGAAGAAGTTCTAGTATGGTAGACCTTGCCAGCCTACAAGAACTAGAGCGCTTGACCCGCGAAGTTGAGACTCGCGAAGTTGAGCGTAACCTTAGAAAGTTTATTCCGCTAGCGTGGCCGTACGCGGTGCCTAACGTTCCATTTGTCTCTGGGTGGCATATCGACGCAATCGCCGACCACTTGATGGCGTGCAGTGAGGGGCACATTCAGAACCTTCTAATTAATATTCCCCCTAGGCATATGAAGTCGCTGACAGTCAGCGTCTTTTGGCCTACCTGGGAGTGGTTGACCAGCCCCCACCTAAGGGGTTTGTTTGTAAGCTATGGTAAGGCTCTCGTCACCTCCCAGGCTGTTAAGGCCAGACGCATCATTATGTCGGATTGGTTTCAACAAAATTGGGGCCATAAGTTTAAGTTCTCAACCGACCAAAACGTCAAGTCATATTATGAAAATACGGAGGGTGGTTGCCGAATGACCGGCACCCCTCAGGCGGGCATCACGGGTGAGGGTGGCGACCGATTGGTCGTCGACGATCCTACGAAACTAGAAGATGCTGACAACCAAAACGCCTTAGAGACAGTTCGAGATTTTTGGGACGATGTGTTGGCGAGCCGCGTTAACGATCCCAAAACTGGCGTCCGGGTCGTTATCATGCAACGGCTTAACGAGCTTGACCTCTCCGGCCACCTGCTACGCAAGGAAGGCGTGGCACGCCACGCTGGCGACGCCGGCTGGGTGCACCTCTACCTACCTACTGAATTTGAAGAAGTTAGAAAATGCCGTACGTTCTTCTTCAAAAATGAGTACCGCTACGTTGAGGACCCTGAGACTGGCCAGGTGGAATTCAAGGTGGAGAAGGTAGAGAAGGTTTTCGAGGACCCGCGGGTAGTTGAGGGCGAGCTTCTCGCGCCTAACCGGTTTGGACCCGAGCAGGTTGAAGTCATCAAGTTACGCAACGGTCCGTACGTATACGCCGGCCAGCAGCAGCAGCGGCCGATGCCAAAAGACGGCGGGCTCTTTGACTCTTCCTGGTGGCGATTTTATACAGAATTGCCTTCGGAGATTCAGACTCAGGGAGACTCATGTCAAACCTGGGACTGCGCGTTTAAGGACCTGACGACGAGTTCCTACGTTGTCGGGTTCGTTCTCGCGCGCCTAGGTCCAGACATCTACGTCATTCACCGTTACCGAAAACGTATGCAGTTCCCTGAAACGCTTCAAGCAATCCGCATGACTCGCGAGTTGTTTCCATGGGTTGGCGCGATCCTAATCGAGGATAAGGCAAACGGTATTGCCGTCATCCAGACGCTGCAGCGCGAAATTTCGGGCATCATTGCCAGGAAATCTGACGGCGGTAAGGAGTCGAAGGCCGCCGCGACGTCTTACCTGATAGCAGCTGGAAACGTTAAGCTACCGGGTAAATTGAATAGTAACGGTGACCTGGTGCCTGCCTACCCGTGGGTAGAGGAGCTGATTGCCGAGCATGATTCTTTCCCACGCGGCGAATTTAAGGACCAGGTCGATGCTTTGAGCCAAGGGCTTCTATGGTTTCATGAGCGGCCTAGTGCCGTCGTAGACTTTACTAGTATGATGTCGGGCGGTGAGATGCGCGGTCCCGACGCACATGGCTGGGTCTTTTAAGGAGCTAAATGGCTTGGTGGCAAATCTTTAAGCAAGACGGACTTTTGCGGCGTGGTCTGGGGCTGACTCACGATTCTGACCAAACGAAGAAGGCTCAAGTCGCACTTGAGCGTGAACGTGGTACGTCAGGTACTGAACGATTAGGTGGCGACGTCATTAACTTTACCGACTATAATCCGGCAATGCAGGGGGAGCAATTTTTTAACAACGTCGATATGATGCGTAAGGCGGATGGTTCCGTTAAGTGCGCCTCTCTGCTTATTAAGCTTCCACTTCTTCGTACTACCTGCCAAATCGTCGCCCAATCAGAAGATGAGCAGGATGCTCAAAACCTTTTAATTGCTGAAACAGCCCACGAAAAGATTCTCGGCCCGATGGCCATGACAGAGACTTGGCAGCAGACACTGCGCCATCTGTTGCTGATGTTTGACTTTGGCTTTTCGACGTTCGAAAAGGTCTGGGAGGTTGACGAGGATGGGTTGCTGCATTATCGGAGACTCGCAGTTCGTCTCCCTAAAACTATTGAAGGTTTCAAGGTAAATTCTGAAGGTATACCTACCTACATTATTCAAAACGCCGTGAGACCCGGTGGTACGAAGACTACCCTCCGAATTCCGTGCCCCACGTATGGTGCGATTTTTTCTTGGGAGCGGGAGGGTGACAACTATTTCGGACAATCAATTTATCGCGCGATGTACAAGCACTGGTGGTACAAGGAAGCCTTATACCACATTGATGCCCTAAGACTTGATAGGTGGGGTGTTGGCGTACCCAAGGCGATGGTAAAGTCAGGGTACGGGGTAAAGCCTTCCGAAGAATCGATGACGAAACGCATTCTTGCGAACCTTCGGTCTAACACACAGAGTTGGTTGTACCACCCTGAGGAAATTGAATTTGGTATCTTAGCGCCCGCTGGCCAGGGTGGTGCCCTAGGCCTGATGGACTCGGTGAACCACCACGACACGATGATCTTCAGGGCCGTGCTAACCCAGTTCATTTCTGCCGGAAATCAGGCGTTTGGAAATTACGGGTCGGTAAAGAACTATTCCGATTTATTTTTGTACGCTGAACAAGCGGCAGCCAACTTTATTGAAGAAGAGTTTTCGCGACAAATTATTCGACCGTTCTGTGACTTTAACTTTAACATGGAGCTCCCCAACGGCAAAATGCGGCCTTATCCAAGGTTACGGTTTGCCGACGTACAGAAAATAAACGTTAAGGAGCTTGCTGAGGCGCTTGCCCGACTTACGTCAGGTAAGCTCATCACCCCCGATGATGACCTCGAGTCGTTCATTAGGAAGCTCGGCGGGTTTCCAAAGCTACCTGAACGCTTTTCTCGCGTTACTAATAAGCTGTATCCTGATGAGATGCTTAAGGCTAAGGCGCAAGTCCAGGCGAAACCGGGCGAAAGTGGCCGAATTACTAGCCCAGGTTCTGAGGGAAACCGTAACGTTAACCAACCAAAGGTGGAATAAACATGTCATTCGAAGGTAAAGGTTTAGGTCGACGGTTTGCTCCTGACGCGCGTGATAAGAATTTTCCGATGCGGTTAATGTTGGATCCGCTGAGGGAACAATTTTTTCCGCGTGGTTTGCCGCCAGGAACTCGCCATTACAGGTCCGGTCCAGTCCTCGACCAAGGTAATACTGGTACTTGCGTGGGTCATGGGTGGGCGGCTTGGTCACAGGGAGCCCCCTTGATGATTAAGCCTACAGCCGACATGGACCCGATGTACCTGTATGACCAATTTATAAAGGACGACGAGTGGTCTGAAAACGATAACGATACCGAACGCCAATTTGGTACCTCGGTACGGGCGGGCGCTAAGCATCTTCAGAAGACCGGCCGCGTTAAGAGTTACCTCTGGGCTGAGGGGGTTGAAGATGTTCGAGCGTGGCATCTTTCTAATTTTGGTACGGTGGTACTAGGAGTTAATTGGTATACCGGTATGTTTGAACCGGATTCCGAGGGGTATATTAAGGTCAGCGGCATCGTGGAAGGCGGTCACTGCGTAAAGACGACTGGTTGGAATGATACAGCGCGTCCTGGTGGTGTTGTCTATGGCCAAAATTCTTGGGATGAAGATTGGGGCGTAAAAGGGCGTTTTCGCATTCGTCGCGATGACCTGGAACGCCTTATAATGGAGCAGGGCGAGGCCTGCGCGGCGGTTGAGCAGAAGGTGGTGCCGGTCTAATGGCTGACCTTAAAGAATTTCCAAAAGTTGGAGTTGCCAAGGAGTCGACAATCTACGGCTTCTTGGCCCACGTCGTATTTATGTGCGGTTGTGGTAACCCTCACCCAATATCTTTGCCGTACATTCCGGGGATGAAGGGGCTGGCAACATGCCCGCAGTGCCAAAGTAAAATTTTTCTTGGGGCGTTTCAGTGGCAGGTAGGCGATACGTTCCCTAAAGTTTTACTTAACGTAGAGGCACCAAGTATCTATGTCGCGAAAAGCTGAGCTAGAACGGCGCTTTGGCAAGCTGTACACATTGTACGATGTGGCAGCTTATGCTGAATGTTCTATCGTGACCGTGCGTAACCACATGGCCTTAGGTGCGCTTGAAACCGTAAAGATAGGCGGGATGCGTCGAGTAACTGAAGAGAGTCTCGAGCGCTACCTTAAAGGTACGCCGCAAGCTGAAAAGCTAAAAAAAGACAAGCCGTAATATTTTACGACTGTACAACCTAGCTACTAGGCCCTACTATGTAGAACGTGCACCCCAGCAAGGGCCTCCTGCTTAGCTCGATTGAACTCAAGGCTGACTCCGTTAGCCTAGCTGACGATAAGCCAGTTTCTACTATCCAGGTAGCAAAGCTTGGTTTCTTCAAGAGCTCGCGGTACGGTAAGTTCAGCATTACTGAGAAGCACGTCGACGAGATCATCGCCAACCACGCGAAGCTTGGTACCCCACCTCCTATTGACTATCACCACCTAAGTATTGGCGCTAAGACTCCTGACCAAGCGATCGCCGCCGGTTGGTTTAAGTCGCTTGAAAAACGCGACGATAAAACTTTGTGGGGTACCGTTGAGTGGACCCCTAAGGCCGCGAAACACATTCAGGACGGTGAGTTCAAGTACATTAGTCCATACATTTTTTACGACGCACAGTCAGAAAGCGGCGAGCAGCTTGGCACAGTAATGGCGTCTGCGGCTTTAACCAACTATCCATTTCTTAAGGGAATGGCTGCGGTCGAACTTTCAGAGTTACAGGCGCAGGGCATCGTTCTAGCTGACCTCTCAGTTGACCAGCAGCGCTTGCGAATTTCCGACGCACTTCATACCTACTACAAAAATTCAGGCCAGTATACTTGGATTCGCGACGTTTTTGATGATTACGTTGTGTACGAGCTCGACTCAAAGCTGTACAAGCTTGGGTACTCGGTAAACGGTAAGTTTGAGGTAACTTTTACGGGCGACCCTGAAGAAGTTGTTCCTCAGTACGTTTCACTTTCAGCCGATGGAGGCAAGAAGAAAATGTCCGAAGATCCCAAGCCGAACGCCGACGTCGTGAAGCTCCAGAGTGACTTCGCCGCGCTTCAGGCGCAGTTCGTCGAGAGCAATACAAAGTTTACCGAAACGAACGCGAAGGTCGTCGCGCTGTCCACTGAGCTGACAGCGGAGAAGGAAGAGAACAAAAAACTTCGCGATGAGCTTAACAAGAATCGTGCCGATGCACAGGTTACCACGCTGCTTCGAGCCGGCAAAATCGTGCCGAAGCAGAAGGACAGCCTGATCAAGCTCGCGTTGAGCGACCCGCTCCTCTTCGAGGAGATGACCAAGGACATGCCTGTCGTTGTAAAGCTTAACGCGCAGCATGGGACCAACGATGGCGACGAGAACGCCGCGCAATTCACCAACGATTCGGACGGCGACCCCATCAAGCTGTTCGATGACAAGGTGGCGGCGTATCAGAAAGAAAACAAGGACGCCGACATCAACAAGGCGATTGCGGCCGTCGACAAGGAAAACCCCGGGCTGTACGAAAAGCGTCGTTTGGCCTACGCGTCAAAGACGGCGGTCGGGGACGGCGGCTCGGTGCAATAGGTTCATTCTAAAAAGAGAGGGATACAATGGGACAGTCAGCAGTTCCAGCGGCCGTTGCACCTGACACGCTTCTTGCGGGTGAGGATCTTTCAGCGGCTAATCATCGATTTCTAGCAATTTCTGCCGACCATACTGTTATCCGGGCAACTGGACCAACAGATCAAATTATCGGCATCCAAGACGATAAGCCGTTTGCCGCGGCGGGCGCGCAGGTTGGCTTTCGACACCTCGCGGGGCCGGCGCTGCTCGAGGCTGGCGCGGCATTTTCCGCTGGCGCGTATCTTAAACCGGACGGCGTAGGCCGAGGGGTAACTGCCTCGACTGGAGAAAAGTACTCCGCCATCGCGACGAAGGCGGGTTTGAATGCTGGCGATCTCGTTGCAGTCACGATGGAGCAGGGCGTCGTTCCGTAGAACTTTACATTTAAGGAGGGGCGTCAATGCCTCAGCTTCAAGATCTCGCGTCAGTACGCCAAGACCAGCTGCTTACCAGCATCGCCTTGGCCTTCAGGGTAGAAAATAGGATCGCTGACCTTGTCATGCCGGCGTTGTCGGTGTCACAAGAAGATGGGCAGTACTCTGTCTTCGGCAAGGAGGCGTTCAATATTCCTGACGCCCACCGCCGCCCAAAGAAGCAGTACAAGGAAATCGACTGGACGCTCACCAAGGCGAGCTACCACGCTGAAGAATACGGCTTGGAGATGCGCATTGACGACCGCGAGCGTCGGGCGGCACCGAGCAACGTCAACCTCGACACAACGACCGTCGAGATCCTGACGGAGAATCTGCTCAACGTTCGTGAAAAACGCGTCGCTGACCTTGTTCGCAGTACGGCCAACATCACCCAAAACACCACGCTTGCCGGTGCAAACCGTTGGGACGATGCCGCGGGCGGCGATCCGATTGGTGACATCGACGCTGGGCACGCTGTTATCCAAGCGTCGTTTGGCTACACGCCAAATGCGGTGGTTATGGGCTGGGACGTTTGGGCGGCGCTTCGGCGTAACCCAGTGATCCGAGCAGAGCTTCTTGATGGTGAACAGCTTACACCACAGCGTCTGGCAGCGCTCTTTAGCGTCGACCGGGTGATCATCGGCGCATCGCTCTACAATAGCGCAGCTCTTGGTCAGACGGAAGTCATGGCCGATATGTGGGGGACGGACGTCATCCTGGCGTACATCAACCCACGGCCCGCTGACCAGAGGCCAAGCTTCGGCTACCAGCTTCGCGTCGAGGACCTTGCCACCTTCCGTTGGAGGCACGTCCCGGTAAACTGCGACGTGTTCCGTGTCCGTGAAATTGCGGCGGAGAAGCTTGTCGCGCCGACGCTGGCGTACCTTATCAAAACTGCGGTTTCGTAGGAGGTAAGCGTGGGAAGCTACAAGGTAAAGTCGCCAATCAAAGCAGGTAACCCTGACGGCCGTGGCCACCTCGTTTCAAAGGAATTGAAGGCCGGGGACTCAGTTAATCTGTCTGAACAAGAGGCTTGGGACGTTCGGCACGCGCTTGAGAATCCGCCGAAACAGGCACCCGGCAGCGACGCGAGTACCGCCAAGGCGTTGGAGTCTATTCGGAATAACCCAGAGAACCCAGAGTCAGGCGTCGAGTTGTTTTGGAAGACGCAGCCTGACGCGTTTATCCGAACCGAGGCTAACAAAACGCCGGCGGAAAAGGCCGCGGAGCCGAAGCGTCAGAAGGCGCTGGCTGAGACGAAGGCCGCGGCCGTTAAGAAGGCACCGGAGCGGATTGTCGCGCCTCCAGCAGCACCAGTCGTGCCACCAACGACGCGACCGGCGCCGGCGGCCACGACTAAGAAGTAGGGTAGGTGGCGTACGTCACGCTAGAACAGGTACTTAGGCAGGCGCCGCAGGTAAAGATTAGCGCGACGTCGAAGCCGAATACCCAAGAGGCGGCTGAAATTGTAGCCGCCGTTGAGGCGTACGTCAACTCGGTGCTAAAGGGTCTAGGCTACGTGACGCCTCTAGATGGCACAACGTCGCCAAAGGCGGTGGGAATCGTTAAAGACATTATTATTCAGGGTTCAATCGCGCGGATTCTGAAGGCGATGTTTTACGGTGTACGTAACCCAAATGACGTTGGCGCAAACGACGCGTTCAACGAGTTTAAGTTAAAGTTGGCGCAGCTAAGTAACCAAAGCGACCCGATGGTGTTAGAGGACGCGGTATTGACGGGGGTTGCGGTTCATGCGGTTGCTGAGTTGGATTCAAACATCTCCGATTTTGTTTTAGAAGATGAGATGTTTCGTCCAACGCGCGACCAAGTGTTTTAAGCTATAAGATTTTAGGTATGCTGGTTCCTAGGTTAAAGTTAGAAGTAATTGATTCGAGGACGAACCCAGGCATCAGGTTTCCTCGAACATTATTTCAGCTGACCGAACGACTCGGTAACTGGAAGGAATTTTGGGTTAGGGTTTTCCTGCCACGTTATCTTGAGACCGTTCAGCAAAACTTTATTACCGAGGGGGAACTAGTCGGAGGGTGGCCTGACCTGAATCCTACGTACGCCGCCTGGAAGGCTCGCCACTTTCCCGGTCGTAAGATTCTTGAGCTCACCCGACGACTTCGGCGTTCGCTAATGCCGGGCGTCTCCGGAACGTCGGGAGCCGGGTCTGATACGGTGCTTCAGGTTAGGCCCCGTGAATTAGTTATCGGCACTAGGGTGCCGTACGCGCGTTGGCACGCTGATTCTCGGCCATTTTTGCTGAGGGTAAGGGTAGCTGATTACCGAAAAGTAATTAGGGACTGGATGTTGGAACACGATGGCCGTCGACCTTGAGGGCGCGAAGGACGCGATAAAGACGCAACTTCTGAGCCATGAGTTCGCGGATACTTTAATCGGAATTTTTGAGGAGAAACAAGAAGAAGCGCCCACTGAAATTTTTAACGAGGTTTATACCGTTTTAAAGTGGTCGCCTCAGAATTATCCGAACGCTCAGATGGGACCGGCCCGCGGGGTTAACAGGAACCCTGAGGGTTACGGAATGTGTGATCTCGAGTACGAATTTACCGTTTACGTTGAAGTTACGGATACTGACGAAGAGCGGCTTCAACGCATCGTAGAACGTTACGTCAGGGCGGTGCAAGACTTTTATAAGGTGAGGCCAAACCTCTTGGTAGAGCAGATAAATTGTTCGCTTTGGACCGGGGACGAGGATTACTCGCCGTTGATCAATCAAGGTGATGGAAAACCGTTTATCCAGGCGGGGGCGGTCACCTTCTTTCTAAGGATGCAACGATAATGTTACAACCCAATGAAATCCACGTTGGTCCAGCAGACATCTACATGGACGTTGACGCGCCGGCTACCGCCGTAGTGGAAGGCGGTGAACCTACTTGGATGCCGCACCTTAACGGCGTCCCTAGTTCCGGCGTCCACGTTGGCGCGACTCTGGGGGAGTCGACCTTTACCTGGGTGTCGGAAAAAACTGACATTCTCGCCGAGCAGGTCATGGGCATCCTTGACAAGTTCATTTCCCAACAGAACGCGACCCTCGCGTTTGTTGCCGAGGAGCGGAATTACAGCCTCATGAAGCACACGTTCGACAACATCATGAGCGTTAACAACGCGACGCGCCTGGGCTTCACTGGTGGCGGTGGCGGGAGCATCATCGCGCCTCTCTATACGACGATTTTCTTATCGTCGGCTCGACGCGACATCGCCGGCGCCTACGAGATTCTTGTGGCGTACAAGTGCATCTCCATTAACGCGATGCCGCTGACCTATAGTCGTACCGCGCCCAGCACCTACGCCGTCATGTTCCAGTGCCTGCCGGATACGACGCGTACCCGAGGCGATCAGATCTTTCAGCTAAGTCGTGAGAAGGCGGCGGCTACGTTTGGCGTGTCATCGCCGTCGCCGTCAGCTTCATCCTCGGCAACACAATCACCATCTGGGTCCCAGTCACCTTCGGCTTCAGTGTCGCCGTCGGCGTAAACTCAAACAGGCCTTGGAGGCGAGACCATGGCAGAGCAGCTTAAACCTACGTCGGCGGCAGATTTCCGGCGTAGGTTCACTTTCACCGTCAAAATCGACAGCACTTTAACCGTCGAGTTGCGTCGCATGGACATGATGACTATGCTCCTGAACAATGCGATGCCGTTACCTATGCTGGACTCCGCGATGAATTTTGAGGCCCAGCTGGCGGCCAACGCGGAGAAACGTAAGGCGGATGGATTGCCGCCGCAAACTCAATTAGAGCAGTATGCCCAGGTGGATAAAACCTTGATGAGGGACATGCTGGACGCGATGCGCCAGTATGCCATAATCCACGTCGTGAAACCTGTCATCGTGCAGGAGGATGACGGTAACCCCGAGCATATTCCGGTAACAATGTTGACGTCCGATCAGCTCCTGGGGATTTTCTACGCTTCACCCGAGGGTGAGGAGAAGGAGGCCCCAGTCATTAATAAGGACGAGGCTACCGAATTTCGTGGGCCGCAGCCGCTTGCTGCTGCTCATGCTCGACCGGTTGGGGCGCCGGTACGGCCAGAAGCCGAGCTCTTGGATTTACCCGAACGAAAAGCTATCTCTGCGTGAGAAGATGTTTGCCATTGATTTGGACGCAGCCTGTGAAAGGATAGGGGAGGACTGGGGACGCCAGGTTGCCAAGCTACACGGAAAATAGCGTACCCAGACCCCTTAGTTGGCTGATGAAGTTACACTCCGGATAACTGCTGAAGTTACCCAGGCTCTTCGCGAAGTTGTCAAACTTCGTAATGAGTACCTTAAGGTAGCTTCGGAGTTTACCCAGGCCTTCGCCAACGTCAATAAAGCCTACAACCAGTTTTCTGGCGACCGGATTATTCGGCAATCCCAAGCCATCATCCAGGCCATTCGAGAAGTTGGCGGAGCCTCTAAGCTTACCGCCGACGAGTCCCGCCAGGCCAACCGCGTTCTTGAAGAGGCACTCGCTAAGTACGCCGCCCTAGGTCAACGGGCTCCAAAAGCGCTAAGGGAACTTTTTGAGGCGACAAGGCAGGTTACTGCCGCTACTAAGAGCTATGCAAAGGAACTTGAGCAGGTAAGTGGTACAAAGACCATTACCCACGCTCTCAATTACGTCAAGGCTGTTCGGGAGATCGGCGGCGCGTCTAAGCTTACCGCTGCTGATACTCGCGCAGTTAGTGCCGCCGTTAACGAGGCAATTGCCAAGTACCAAGCGCTTGGAAGAACCGCTCCTACTCAGCTCATCGCGCTACAGAAAGCGACCCAAGGCCTTTCAGCGACGCAACGCGAAATTAACAGACTTTACGCTGAGTTTAGCGGTTCTAAAACGATTAGTGCTGCCAATAACATGGCGGCGGCTGTCGCTAGGGTAGGTAGTGCGGCAAAACTTACCGAGAGCGAGCAGCGCCGAGTCAATCAGGTCGTTACTGAAGCCGTCGCGAAGTATCAGGCTCTTGGACAGCAAGCTCCAGCCGCACTTCAAAAGCTTGCGGATGAGACGAAGAAGCTAGCCGTTGAAACAAGTAAGATAGGTACGGAGGCTACGAAAACTGGTGCCTTCTTTGACCGGGCCTTCTTTAGGCTTACTGGGGCAATTACCCTAGCCGACCTAGCCGCCCAGGCTGTTGTTAAGACTCTCGGATTTATTAAGGATAGCGTCACCGGAATTATTAGCACAGTTATTGAGCTTGGTGCCCAAGGCTCTAAGGTGCAGATGATTTCCGAGGGCTTCTTCCGCCTCCAAAACGCCATTGGTCAGCTTGGTGGCCGTACCATTGAGGTTGCTCGGGAAAAGACACGCGGCCTTATTACCGACTTCGACTTAATGCGGCAGGCCAACCGCGCGATGTTGTTCGGTCTCGAGGTGACGCCGGAGAAATTCGGACTCCTTGGTGAGGCGGCCATCAAGCTTGGCCGCGCCATGGGCATTGAGGCACCGCGTGCGATGGACGACCTCGTCCTGGCCCTTGGCCGTGTGTCTCCGCGCATCTTGGACAACCTCGGCATCATCGTTAAGGTCGGTGAGGCTAACCGCGAGTGGGCGAAGGCCCACCACACGACCGTTGAGGCGATGACCGCGGCAAACCGCGTGCAAGCCTTTTATGAGATGTCGCTCAAGAAGATTGAGGAACATCTTAAGAACCTCGGCGACTTTACGCTCACGTTGTCTGACCGCATGCAAATCATGCAGGTCCACTGGACGAACTGGGTAAATAAACTCGCGCTTGCCGTTAACCTTTCTCCTGTGCTTCGCGAGGCACTGTTCCACATCGGTACTTTATTTTCCCAGACGTTCGGTAAGACGAGCGCTGATAACATTAGCCGCATAGTGGGCTTAATTGAGGATGTAGCAATCTTTACCGTGCGTGCCGCGGAGGCTTTAGTTCCGTTTGGCCGCGTAAGCCTCCAAGTGCTGGCGGGGGTCCTGAAAGGCTGGAACGAATTCAGCTTACTTCTTTCGCAAACGTCTAAGGGGTTGGCGGCAGTCGTCCGCGACTTTGCCGCGGCGCGAGAAGTACTTTCATTTGGCAACGCTCGCCGAATGTGGCGGGACATGAGGACGGACGCCGAGCTGTTCATCATGACCCAAGACGGGCTCATTGAGCGGAATAAGCAGGCGCTAAAGACTTCAATCGACTGGGCTAACGGTCAAGGCAAGTTGTTTAATGCGCTTGATCAGACTGGGCAGTTCCTTAAGCAGCTTCGTGAGAACATGGAGCGCGCTAAGAAGGAACAGGCCGACTACAGTACCGTGGTAGACGGTACCATAACCGGGCTCCATAAGTGGGAGAGCACGGAAGACGAGCTTAACCAGACGCTTGAGGCCGGTAGCAAGCAGCGGGACGCGCTGCTTAAGAAAACTGCAGAACTTGCCGCCGCCTTGGAAATGGCGGAAAAGAATGGGGTACCTGCTGCCACCGTTATTAAGGAATACGGCGCCGCAATTACCGACGTTAGCAATCGGTCCCAGGTATTTGGTACTGCTGTTCCTGACTCAATTAACCGCTGGGTTGACGCCATGGAGAAGGCGTTACCTGTACGCGATAAGTTCATTAAGAACGTTGAAAATCTTGAACGCGTTTTACAACTTTTACCTAAGGATATTCCGTTTGAAGAAGTACTGCGCGAATTCGGTGCGGCCATCCAAGACGCCAATGACCGGTCCCACGCGTTTAATTTGAAGGTACCGGCGATGGTGGCGTCTTGGTCTGACTCGTTCCGCGCGTACCGCGAGACTTTGGCGAACATCAAGCAGGGCAACGAGGACCTCGAGGCCCATATCACAAAGATGGGTGAAGTTCAGGAAAGAATGCTTAGCTTAAAGACTGAATTTGATAAAAAGTACTTTAAGCTGATGGATAATGGCCGAGAAGACCGGCTAGCGCTGCTTGACACTGAATACGAAGAGGCCATGGCTAAGCTTGGCCCTATGGTTCAGGGTTTTGAAACAGAGTGGATGGAGGCGGCTTCAGCAATTGGTAGAGCCCACGTCGCTGCTACTGATAAGGTTAAAAGTACGTGGGGTTCTACTATTACGGAACTCACTAAAACGTTACCGCAAGCGCTACTCAGTGCGTTTTCCGGCGGCGGCAACGTAATGAACACCATCAGCGCGGCTATTGGTAACGTTCTTGGACCAAAATTATTTAGCATGGAGGGCGGTGGCCTTGGTAAGAAAATGAGCGACGCCTTAACAGGCGGCTCCGCGGGCGGTGGAATTGCTTCAAAAGCAGGACTGCTAGGTGGAATTGCTAGAGGCGTGCTTAACATGATTCCACTTATTGGGCCCATCATTGGTATGCTTGCTGGACCCATTGCCAAGGGCATTAAGAGGTTGTTTACTGGGCCGTCGATGGAGAAGAAGGTCGCCGCGGACCTTGGCCGCGAGTACGGGCAAGCGTTCTCCGATGGATTGATCGATAAGATTACAGCCGACGCGAAACGTCTCGGCGACCGAATGGCTGCTACCGGGTTACACCTTAAGGCGGTTATTGAAGAAGCTGGCGGCGTCACTACGGCCAACGTCAATAAGTGGATTGCGAAAACACGCGACCTATTTGTTTTCCTTGAACGCGGCATCATTACCTCCGAGGAGGCGGCGAAGTCCCTTAACGAGGTTATCCCTGACCTCGCTAAGACCTTTGAGAAGGCCGGCGGAATGTGGAACAGCCAGTTCCGCGAGCTTATTGACCTTACAAAGCGCGAGGGCCTAGAGATCCAAGCGGTTACCGACCTGCTCGATGCCCAGGTGACGAAACTTGCTGGGGGCACAACTAAGGTTATTGACGGTTTTGCTGATAAGATTATTAAGCTTGGCGAGGCGGCTAACTCCGCCAATGCTAACCTAGAGGGTGGCTTGTTTGGTAAGGCCGGGGAAGACGCCTTTAAGACTGGTGGAAACTACGTTAAGGGGCTTACGAAGGAAATCTTCCTGCTTGAGGCCGAGATAAAGGACCTGAAAGATAAGGACAAGCTCGGGGAGCTGACGCGAAAGCAGCGTGAGAATCTTTCTCAACTTGAGGAGAAGCTTAAGACCCTTCAACACCAATTTAAGGGTTTGTCGCAGACGCAAAAAGAGGCGGCTGAGCAACTTGATAAGATCGCTAAGGAGGGCCAAGTTGAGTTCGACAGGCTTAACCGAATCACATTACGCACTTTCAACGCGATGGTCGCTGAAGGAAAATCTCCCGTTGAGGCCATCGACGCGATTGGTGCCTCGGTTGACAAGCTTGCAAAAGTACAGGAAATTCTCGGGCTGAATGGCAGCAAGGCATTTGATAAGCTGAAGCGTTGGCGTGAGCTGGTTGAGATTAATCGCCCGCTGCTTGAGCAGGCCCAGGGCCTGAATGACATCTTGGTGGCGTCCATTAACCTCCGCGCGCTTGACGCGGAAGGGTTTGCTGACCTCCAAGCCCAGGGCCTGGAGACTTACGCGAAGCTGAAGGCCGCCGGCTTTACCGAGAGTGAGTCGCTCCAACAGATGAAGGGCTTCCTTGAGTCCGTTATCCTCGCCCACGAGGAACGCGGTGAGGTGATCGACGACGAGACCGCGAAGCTTATCGCCCAAGCCCGCGAGGAGGGCATCATAAAGGATAAGCAGATTACGACCAACGACATCCTGATGGAGGGTCTTGGAGCCATTATTAAGGCGGTTGGCGGCGATCTTCCTGAAGCTTGGAAGAAGATGGGTAATGAGGCAGAGATTCAGGCCAAGAGAGCGGCCCAGGCCGCTGAGGAGGCGCACCGCAAAGTTAAGGATGTCTCTGGTGCCCTCGACCGTGCCGAGGGGCAGTGGCAGGACTGGGGAGACGCCGCCGTTGATGCCGCTAGGGATGCTCAGGCAGCGGTTGACGGGGTTTCCTTTGGGAGCTCTCCAGGTGGACTAAAGGAATGGTCACCCCTGTTAAATAAGTCACGCAAAGATATGCTGGCGTTCGCGAGGGATGGCTCCTTGGCCATGGACTCCCTCATCAATCGCATGAAGCTCGTGCCCGAACTTGCCCCTGAGTTTACGGCGGATAAGCTAGGTATTAACAGGGTACTTGAACAATCTGACAGCATCGCGCGGCAGACTGCAATTCAAGGCGCTGGGATGGTTTGGAACGGTGATATGAATATTAAGACCTTTACCCTGGGCGAAGAAATCGAGATGATTAAGAAGAAACTTGCGCCTGGGGTACTTGGCGCGGTGCATGACGGTGGTAAAACCTACGAACACTTCGAGTCGCTTGTTCGCGGGGTACGGCGGTAATGGCACTCTTTCTGTACCTTCCACCGGGTAACATGGTTACTCTTTATGCCACAGTTTCTGGCGGAACCATTGACCCAAAGCACCAACGCTCTTGGTTAACCGACGGACGTCCCGGGCGACCCGCGCGAGCGACCAGCGGCACTAACGCGTGGACGGTTACCGGTTCTGGTAACGTTAATTTTGTGGCAGTTTCTAACTGTAACCTTGACAATGGCCAGACTATCGCGGTTAGCGGCGGTGTGTCAGCTAACCTCGTAGTTAATCGGCGAGGAGACAATATTTGTAAAAACCCTTGGACATCAGTCTCCCTGGCGGCAGTTTCAAGCTTAGTATTTTCAGTCACAGCAAACTCCAACCCCGTAACTATTGGCGAGGTGTTTGCTGGCCAAGCGCTTGAACTAACGCGTGGTACGAAGCCCGGTGGCCGTCGCGTGAAAGAATACCACGTGACTTCTCCCCAGGGCTGGAGCAGCGTGCCGGGTTATAGCCCGCGACAAAACCGTTGGCGCCACAGCTTTGACGTTACCGTCACTAAGGCGCAGTATGAAGCTATTCAGCTTTGGGAGGAACAGACCTATAACGGCGTTAAACCTTCAGTCATTGTGCCAGACCTGGAGATAAACGACTGCTTCGTTGTTAAGTTTCTTGGGTTCGACTTTGTGAAGCAGAATCCTGAAACTTATGATATAACCTTAAACTTTCTAGAATTTGCCCGCATCGAGTGGAATAACGCCTAATGCCTTTTACCGACATCCCCGTTGCCGTTGGCGTAGAAGTTCCTTCGCAAACAATGGCGCCGGAAGAGATCAAGACCTGGGACTACGTCACCTATACGTTGCCTGACTACGGAGACGTTCCTGTCGACGCCATTATTACGGGTCTTGGCATGACGCTCTGCGCAGGCTCCTTTGTTCCCGGGTACATTCCTGTAAATTTTTCTAACTTTTGCCTCGCACCGACGGTGTCTGTTGACGCAGAAAGCGTCGATGTTGCGGGAGAGGGTTACGGCGATAATGAAATTTCTTGTCAGGATTACGGACGCCTAAATTATCTATGGGTGCCGCCGTATCAGCACTATAACCCATGGTCGGGAGTACCGTTTACTAGGGCAGAAGTTTTTTCTTACCGTTGGGGTACCGTCGTAAAGGTAATAAACGGGAACGTCTTGTTTTCCAGCAGCCACCGAACATTTCAAATTCAGGGGTTTACTGTTCGCGTGCAGTGGGAGTATGCGTCGATTGGCGGATCGCCGTCAAAGTCGCCATCCGCATCAGGTTCGCCGTCGGCGTCCCCTTCCCCAACGCGGTCCCCTTCGGCGTCAAAATCACCGTCAGCGTCAAAGTCACCGTCAGCGTCAAAGTCACCGTCGTCCTCGGCGTCACCCTCAGCGGCTCCAACTACAAGCTTGCCTGAATCTACGGTAGTTAGTTCTACGGAGTGCTGTAGCGACGGTACGAACGCAGCGAAACGCGACGATGATACTACCGGAGTTGTTGGAAATTTGCCAATCGCTACCGACCCTACTTGGTACCCTACTTGTGACGGTCTGGGCACAGTACCAATGGCTCCCGACCTCATTGATCCCGAGTCCTGGATATCATGAGTAGCCGCGTTGGGTCGTTCAATACAGGCACTGGTACAAGCGACATTGTCGTCGCGGGTCTAGGATTTCAGCCGACTTGCGTAATTTTTTGGTCTTCCGGCCGTACCGAAACGTCTGACGCCGTCGGCGGTGAGGATATATTTCGACATATCGGCTGGACTATCGGGGTTGGGTCTAATTACGCGATTTGTTCAAACTCTGATGACGGCAATACCGCTACCGATTCAAACGCCGCGCAGACCGATGAAGGGTGCGTTGTTTCTGTTAGTTTCACGACTACCATCGATGGTTCCGCGCGCCTAAAATCGTTTGATGCCGGTGGCTTTACCTTAGAAGTTATCGACGCGTTTCCTAGGGACCAGCGAATCCACTACCTCGCCTTAGCCGGTGCCATCACTAACTTAGCTGTCGGAATTACCCTCGAACCTGCGGCAACTGGTGACGTTGACGTTACCGCCCCAGGTTTTCAACCCGACTTAGTGCTGCTACTCGGAGCTGGTAACGTTGCAAGTGCCACGCTTCCAGCCCCCACAGGTACAGGTCTGTTGATGATAGGTGCCTGTGACGGGGCACTTAACCAATGGGTTTGTGCGAGCGGTAGCCAAGGTGGCAACGTAGCGGCGGCGAATACAGCATCGTATATGCGCTCCGGCGGCGTGATCGCGATGCATAATTCAACGGTTTCCGTAATAAACGTACGGGCATCGATTACGTCGATGCTAGTTAACGGATTCCGTCTAAACTACGCTGAACGCACGCTTACAAATAGACCGTATCTTTACCTTGCCATTAAAGGCGGAAATTGGAAAGTTGGTAACTTTACAACTCCAACTACTGGCGGAGGTACGACGGCACCCTCGGGGTTTGGGTTTCAACCTAACGCATTGCTTTGTGTTTCCGCACACCGAGCGGAATCTGCTAGCGATACGCCGTCATCCACTGACGAATGGAGCATGGGGGCCGCTAGTTCTACGACACAACGCGGTGCCCACGCTACTTCTGACGCCGACGCCACCGCCGACGTAACGGCTGGAACGGCCGTATCGCACGACCAGGTAGTTGTCTTTCTTGACCAAAACGATGCTACGGCAATTGTCGCAGAACACGACCTTCAATCGTTTGATAGCGGCGGATTTACTATAGTAGCGGATACCGCTGATGGTGTCGCGGCCTTTGTTGGCTACGTAGCAGCTGGTATTTCTGGTAGCTCACCATCGGCATCAATTTCGCCGTCAGCTAGTTCTTCCCCCTCGATTTCTCCTAGCGCGTCTAAGTCACCGTCGGCGTCAAAGTCTCCTTCAACGTCGGCGTCAAAGTCTCCTAGCGCGTCGAAGTCGCCCTCGGCGTCTAAGTCGCCGTCTGCGTCAAAGTCTACTTCACCCTCGGCGTCCTTATCGCCCTCTGCGTCGCCATCGCCAACGCCGTCTCCGTCTCTTTCTCCGTCGGCCTCTGAATCGCCATCGGCGTCTGAGTCACCAAGCGCCTCAAAGTCGCCCTCAGCGTCACAGTCGCCGTCACAATCGCCAAGCGCGAGCATCTCCCAGTCAGCCTCCCTGTCGCCCTCGGCTTCGCCATCGCCGACTCCTTCACCTTCAGCATCACAGTCGCCGTCTGCCTCCGAGTCACCATCGCCCTCGAGGTCGCCTTCCGCTTCGTTATCGCCTAGCCTTTCACCCTCGGTCTCGCCATCGCAGTCGATCTCACCCTCAGCTAGCGCTTCGCCGTCAAGGTCCCCGTCGCCGTCACCAACACCATCTGCGTCGGTGTCACCATCAGCTAGCACTTCACCGTCGCCATCAGCGCCGCCCACCCCCAAACGTCCGAATTTCTGGTTTAGATTACGGGCTGAACGTAACCCTATGTCGGCTGGTACCGACATTTTCGAGTGGTCGTACCAGCCCAAGTCACTGCCGGGTTCCTGGAAGGAAGATCGCCTGATTAGTATTTCGCAAATTGATCGGGCGCTCTCCACGCCGAACGGCGCGTTCGAGGTCACCAGGATAACCGTGGTAGTATCAGACGAAGACGGCCTTATCAGAGGACTCCTGACTGATGAGGAGACGTCGTACTGGGATGGCTGGGAGGGCGACATCCTACTGCTGTCGGACGAGGGCTTGGAGGCTGGCCTAGAACCGTGGACGGTCTTCAGGGGAATTTTAGCGGGTCACCCGCAGCTGCTCGACGAACGCATCGTGTCGTTCGAGGTCATCGACATTATAGGTTCTGAGTTCTCCGCGTTTAACTTGGAGCGGGACTTGGCGATCCCGATTGGTGACGAGCACGAAAATTTACCTGAAGATTCAGTGCTATATTACCCTATTGTTTTAGGCGAACATAACGACGTAGGGTCTAAGTCAGCTGATGGTTTGCGAGCAGATAAGGGTTTGATTCCAGGGAAATATACTGGGATGTATCGCATCGGTGGTGGCGGTGAGATTGACCCAACACCACCGCCCATGGTTCCACCACCCAGTAACCTTCAATACGAACTTGTAGGCCCTGAAGGCGATCAAACAAGGTATTTTTTTGCGTCCGTCATTACGCCTTACGGCGAGTCGCGCGTTTCTGACGTTTTAGTCGTGCGGAACGCCCCAACAGACGCTGCGTTGGGTTTGAGTAACTACGTAAAGATGCGGTGCGATTTTGACGCCGGACCCAATGACGAAAACAAAGTTCGCTGGTGGGGGCGATACACAAGTCCACCTACCAGCTGGCTAGATGAATCGTATTACGGATACGGACAAGGTACTACGCAACCCGACCGCGCGTACTATAACGATGGCGCGAAACCAGCGCCAACGCCGACTACTACAGACGTAGACCACGCGAAGAGCTATAGCCCGCCGATTGAGTCAACGGCCGTTTCTGGTACCGTTGATGATTATTGGGGGATGATCGTGGTGTCCATTGGTGAAGTTACGATTAAGGATACCCCATATGCCTCAAACCTGGCACCTGAGGCACAACCGACGCGGGCGCCAATGGACCCGTCCCTTGAAGGCGTAGAGTACATTTTACCGACTAGTCCGCAGTGGCCGTTTCCCAACCCATGGATTGAGAAGGCAAACTCGGATGGGGAGGTGTTTCGGTTTACCGCAGCTTTAATCCGGGGACCTAGGCTGCAGCACCACATTGATGAAACCGTCACGATTGCGTTTAACGTTTGCGGTTATCGCGGCACGAACAATTTGGTAGTTACGCAAGCTTTCTACCAGCTCCAACTGTTTTTTAACGAGTTCGTTTTTAAGGATAGGGGCAAGGGTTATCGGCGCGGGGACATGCACACCCTTGAAACATACGTAGATAGTCGACCAGTGCTCCAAACTACAATGTACGAACGCGCGCAACAAATTTCTAAAACTTTAATAGGTAACGATATTGGCTTTTTAGGCGCCTGGTGCATTGACGAGCCTATGACGCTTCGCGAATTTATTCGCCGATTCTTTTCAACGTTTGGCGCATTGATGGGGGTAAATCATTTCGGTCAACCATTCCCTGTACTACCGTATACGACTGCTTCGTTAACCACCGGGCGACTCTATAAGTTCCCTTATAACCTAGAATCGTTACCGCAAGGAACACCGGTTCCTTCACAACGCGTAAATCGGCTATATTACGACTTTGATTGGGACACAGACCTACGGCAGTTTAGGGTATTAGACCAAGGGCCTGTTGAGGACATTCCGTCGCAGCAAGCTCATGGAACTCAAGGTCAACGAAGAGTTTATGAACCGACGGAGACGTTACAGCTGTATTGTACGAGGGACCCTGCAACAGCGCTAGCCGCGATGTCAAACTTTATTAGCTGTTACCGAAAAGCGCCTATTCATTACTCTATACCAATGCCGTCTCAAGATTTAACGGCGCTGCATGATGAACTTGGCGATCGGATACTTGTAGACCATTGGAACAGTTTGCGCCCTGCGTCGGAGTCACAAGTTCTCATTCTGCGGCACCTCATCAACCCAAACCTTGGTGAGGAGCAGATAATTTTGACGGCCTGGGACATGGTAAGGGTTGCGACATGAATAGAAATATTTCGCGAGGTTGTCTTGACTGAGAAACCCGACAATCCAGATCGACGTAACCAAGAAGAGCAGGAGCGTTGGCTGCACGCTGTTGTTGACGACGCCATTCGACATAACATCGGCCTTCAGGCACTAAAGAAGAATGGGTCAACGTTAACTGAATGGCTTTCTCGAAATATTACGCTTGACCGCATCTTATGGGTCATTCTCATGATTTTTCTCGCAGGAGGCCGGTTCCAACAGACAACTGCAGACCTAGCCGAATTTGCAAAGCGGACCGAACTCATGCGTAAGCAGCATGAAGACATCCATAATAGGCTTCAGAATATTGAAGCGTGGCAAGAATTAAATGCAACCACGAATTACGATCGCGCGGTCGCGGTCGAGGAAACGAAGGATCTCTCGGCTGTCTCGGTGAAACAAACCTCGGAGATGAGCGCACGGCTGCGCGCACAGGATCGAAAGATTGACCGCTTAATTGAAGCGATGAACACCTACCTTCTAAGACAGCAACATTGACAGTAGGAAAAGGAGAGCTGACATGGACCCACTACTACTTATCGCGCTGATTCTGTTCATCCTCTGGCTTGCGGGGGCGTTCGTTGTGCCCGTAGGCGGTTCCCTGGTCCACGTGCTAGTGGTACTAGCGCTGATCCTGATCGTTATAAGGCTACTGCGGTGACCCCCACTGCCATCGTTAGGTTTGTTATCGACACGTTTGAAGGGAAACTTTACACTGACCACCCCCTAGATACCGGGGGAGCGACGAAATTTGGCTTTACGTTACGCACGATCCAGTATTACCGCCGACTCGTTTCCGGCAATCCCAATTTGGTAGTCACTAAGGCGGACGTAAAGAATCTGACAATTGATGAGGCGGTGTCTTGCGGCGTTAGAGTGTTTATGAAGGAGCCGCGGATTTCGGACATCACCAACTGGAAGGTCCAGTTGGTGACCTACGACTACGGTTTCCACAGCGGCCAGGTGACGGCGATCTCCGACTTACAGGCGGCGATGGGGATGGACAACCGTGACGGCGTAATTGGTCCGATTACATTAGGCACGTATAACCTGTTTGACGACAAGCTGCTGCTGGCGTTCAGGCTCATGACGTACCGCGAGGAATTTATGCAGCGGCTAATTGCTAAGAAACCGTCACAACGTATCTGGACCCTGGGTTGGTGGAACCGCACAACTAAGCTACAGCGCATTATCTGTTCGTAACTTCCCGCTTTAGGTGGGAGGTTACGAAAGGAGGTGATTGGTGGACTACGGTAAATTTGTGTTCGACGAAATTCGCCGCATCGGTCGAGCGTGGCGCCACAAGAACCCTGAGTCGTTTCCAAAGGAACTCAGCGACGACCAGGTAGAGCATCTGTTTGAAAAAATCGGGGACATGGCGTGGCGGCGCCTGGTCGACAAGAAACCGGTGAGGCGGGTGCTGGAAGAAATCGGCGTCGACCCTGTAGATTATGGTGAGCCGGGTCCTCCCGCGCCAGGTCAAATTGCCAAGCTGTCTGTGTCGGAAAAGACATTTAGGAAGCCGGACGGTTCGCTCTTCTCCTGGCACGGTTACTCTTGGTTCTTAGGGTATCGCAAGTTTCTTCGTGGTGAGGACATCCGTTTCGATCTGACTTTCTTTCAACAGAAGGGCATAAATGTCGTGCGTGTTTTTGGACGGCTTCCCTGGCTTGAAACGCCAGACTACAACGCTGGGTTTTCATACAACCGGCTGGGAGAGTTCTTTAAGACACTCGCTGGGTTCGGTATCTATTGCGAATTTGTGCCGCTATGCATGGCGTTTGACGGAGCGCGGCAGTCTCTTCAAGCTGCGTACGATATTGCTAAGGACCACGACAACGTCTTCATTGAAGATGCAAACGAACCTCACGTGAACCGGATTGACCTATTAGGCATTGGTTCAGTGAACCGTTACGACGTGCTTTGGTCCTGTGGGGACTACGGCTTCTTCTACAACGACGCGCGAAGCCAAAACGCTCCACAGGGTAAATACTGTACAATTCACACACTACGAGACAGCGCCTGGCACAGAAAGGCGCGACACGCGCAGGAGTTTCAGGAAAAGTTCAAGCGCCCTACGATTTCTGACGAGCCAGCCAAGATCGTTGAGCCGGGTTTCAACTACCCCGGTGGCAAGAATGACCCGAACACCGCGCCGCGGGAAAGCGTGTGGCACCACGGTGTTTGCGCGCTCTGGACCCCGGGAAGCACCTACCACTGCGAGGATGGAAAGTGGGGACGCATCCCAGCGGGATTACAGTCCACCTGTCTTGACGCCATTGTTGAACACGTGTGGAACAAGATAGGACCAGAGTGGCAAACGGGTGAATACAACCACAGCGAGAACCACGACAGTCCGGTTGATGATGTGGACATCAACGGCCAGCCTATTTGGACCTACACGTCTCTTCACGACAACCGAGCGGTAAGTGTTCGGTGCGGCCCGTTAGAGCCAAAGGCCATGAATGGCTGGCGCAAAGAAGAAGTTTGGGGACCTAGCAATTCACTTGTGCGGCTTGTACGTTAACTAGGAGGACAGCATGGATACAGTACCGGGACTTACGTTTCAGCAGATGTCGGCGGCGGCAGCGGTCGTGTACTTTCTTATGAAGTGGTTGAAGCGCCAGGAATGGTACCGAAACTCGGTTAAGAACTTTCCAGCCGCTGACGTCTGGGCGTACCGGCTTGTTGCCGCGTTTCTTTCCTTGGTTACCGCAGTAGGTATTAACTGGGCGTTCGCAGCAAACCCCACCACCGGAGGTTGGGACCTAAACATCGCGTTTCCTAACGTTAACACTATGTGGGCTGGATTCACAACGTTCGACTGGGCTAGTATCTTTGGACTTCAGCAGCTCGTGTACGAAGGTACCAGGAAGCCGCAGGAGATGCCGACACACGACGTCAAGGCGTCGAAGAAAATTACCTAAAGGAGGACGGAATGAGAAAAAGAATTGCCAGTTTCGTGTTGATAGCCATGGCCGCTTACGCGGCCATGGGGGCAAGTTGCGATGGAAACCGGGTCGTGACATTGACTGGGCAGACTGGCCTAGCCGTGGCGCAGTCGGTAGACGAGGTCAGGAAGGCGACGACGGCGCTGGTCGACCAGAAGGCCTTGACGCCGGAGCAGGGGATTGCTGTTCTTGAACGCCTCAAGGCCGTAAACGCGGCCTTGGAACCGTTACCGGGGATCTTGCGCTTGATCGACGTCAATAACCCCGACCTCTCCCTGGTCGACAAGGCTTTGGTCATCTTGGAGAACGTTAGCCAGGACATGTCGGTGGTCATCGCCGGCGTACCGATAAGCGGTTCCGCGCAACAGCTTGTTGACTTAATTCGCGCGGCCCAAAAAACCATCACTACCACCCTGGTCGAGATTGCCAAGTTAAAGGAGAGCGCCTAACATGAACATCAACAGGGTTCTTACTGACCTTACTGAAACGCTCATCAACGCTAACACGGCAATTCCGCTCGTCGTGTCAACAGTAGTCGCCATTGCGGCGATCATAAAGGGAGTCACCGGCTCAGGGCCGTCTGGAACGGAACTGGCGGATATGCTGGAAGCGAAGCTCAGGGCCAACGCGTCGGCCCTGGACGAGGACATCGCGCGCATGCGCGAGATGATTCCTGGGTAAACCCTTGTGGAACGCATAGGGGTAAAATGACAATAGTGTCATTGTACCCCTATTTTTTCTAGCCACCCAAGATAAATCCGACGCGCTTTAGGATGCTCTTGATGTCCGGCGCATGCCAACCTCGCGGCTTAATGACGTCGTAGGCTGAGCCGCGCAGTGAATGTTGTTCGCGTGGTTTACCGCAAGAAACGCATCCTTCATAGTCTTGGTGTCCTGAATCTATGTACGTGTGGTTGATGCCGCAGCGTTCCTTCGTAATGTTGGCGCGTTGCACCTCGTCCCAACCGTCCTGCCACGGGTACCCGAGGACGTGCGCCATGCCAAAGGTCACGTACGCCAGGTCCAAGAGGCCGTCGAAGACGGCCTCGTGTTTCATGCTACCGTTGGGTTTCTTGACAGCCTCAAGGTGGGAACCGCCCTGAGGTTCACTGACGTGCGCGACGCAGTAGCCGCAGCCCTCCACGATCTCCTGGAGCTCCTCCAGTAGGAATTTAAGCCTGAATTTAATCAGGTCATCAGTGTACTCTACCGGTTCTGCGGCGGTGTATGTTACGTTGTGAAGCCCAAACTTTCGGTGAAAATCGCCGACGTCGTCAAAATTGAAGCGCACTGTACTCACCTCCGCAGAAATTCGATACCTTTACGAAGTCGTCGTACGAATCACGATAAAGTTCCTGATAGCTTAGACTATCTCCAACGTCGACCCATTCCTTTACGGTACTCGGTTTAAGCACGACGTAGTGAAGGTCGCCAAGCGGAAAAAAGAAGAGGTACGCAGCGTTGACGCCATTATCTTCAATCTTACACATATCGTGCAGTTGAAGCTTCGCGTGCCTGTCGGACCGCATCTTAATGCGGTCAGATACACTTTGCTTTGGCCGCAGTACCTTTAGCTCTAGCCACGTTGCCATCCCTTCTGCCGCTACGTGGACGTCAGGAATACCCGACGTAAACGTGTCGGCGAGCTTATAACAGAGCCAGTCGCGGTGTTTCTCAGCTAGGTACGCCATTAGCTGGCGCGTCCAATAGCTCTCGTTGTACGCTAGCTTCGTCATTTTGATCCTTCACACTTTTTACACCGTACCGCGCAGTATTCAGCAAGCTTTTCCATTACTTGGGCAATCGCCATATATCGCATTGCCTCCCACCCTGAACCAAAAGTTAGGTTTGCTAGCTGTAATGCAAGTTCATGCATTTCTTGTTCTTCTGTTGCTGTCACGCAGCCCTCCTTAGTTTGGTCTGCTGCTTCTCGCGGTAGTTAACCGCCCAATTAGGACCAACGTCCGCGTCCCACAGGATGGGGACGCGAAACGGCAGGTTGGGTATGGGGGCTTCGAGACATTCTTTAATGTCTCGAACCCGTCGTAGGTTCTGGGTCGCGATGTTGATGTCGTCGTGGACTGTGAACAGCAGCTTATGGATGTCGAAGAACTTGCGGTTGTTGTAGACCTCCAACAGCTTTAGCTTCAGTACGTCTGCCGCACTGCCTTGAATCACCCTATTTAAGGCAGAATGCAGGCGCTCCCCGTCGGGAAAACGAGCTCGGCGTCCGAGTCTCGTTTTCACATAGCCGCGCGCCTTAGCCAGGGACATTGTGGCGTTCATCAGCTCCTGGGTTTCGGGAAACATCGCGTTGTACTGATCAAATAGACTGTCAGCTTCATCTTGCGGTAGTCCAAGCTGACGCGCCATTTTTTCTCGGCCCATGCCAAATAGTTTTCCGAAATTGATATTCTTGGCGGGCTTACGCTTGATACGGCAAAGGTCGGCGACCATTTGATGGAAGTCGACCCCACGGTCTTCACAAAATCGCTTAATAAGCCGCGCAGACCGCGAGTAGTGCACAAAGAGTCGAAATTCAATTTGGGACGCGTCGAGCTTAACCCACCAGTATCTCCCAGGTGTCCTGGGAGGTACTGGCAAGAAAAGTTCGCGGATGAGCCACTCCATGAAGCCCAGCTTATCTTCTTGTCGTTCTGGATCAAACACCTGTTGAATATTAACGCTACTTGAAGAGAATCTTCCCGAGATAGTACCATACTCGTTTGCCTTCAGCTGGTGAAGGTTGTAGTGGAGGTAGCCGTCAACTAGTGCGTCCCAGTACTTGTCAAGGTATTTGGTTCGCAACGAATCGACGGCTTTAGCCCGGCGCACTGACTGCACCAGGGGGTGGTCGATGTCCGACAAGAAGGCGTCGGTGAAGCTTGGAAAACCTTCAGGGTGCTGCTTCGTACCCGCTGTCTTGGGATACTCAAGACCGAGCTTGTCAAAGAGCTGCGCTACTTGGAGCGGCGAGTTAAAGTTGAGTTTCAGCCCGCTGTCGCGGTGGACTTGGTAGACTGCCTGGTCCCACCGCTGCCCTGCCTCTCGGCGCCAACGCGCTAGCTTAGGTACGTCGAGCGGGACTCCGTTCCGCTCCATCTCACAAACGCAGTAGATCAGGTCGTATTCTAGTTGTAGAACCTTTCCAAGGTCTTGCTCTTGAATAAGCGGTGCGTATACGGTGTCTAGGTCTAGGTTTAGGCGGGCATCGAGTTCGGCGTACGGGCCAACTTCGCTAGCTGGCATTTCCCAGATCTTTGCCGCGTCTAGGTCGATCTTTTCGCGGCCAAGGAAGTCCTTGGCTAAGTCGTTAAGCTGAAAAGAACGCCGCGCGTCAGATAATAGAGCGGGCGGGTATTGAACCTCTCGGATGGCACACCCCATAGCCTCGAAGTCTACGCCCTCCCGGCGCATCATCTGGATCTCGTGCTTCGCTTCTGCGCAAACTAAGGTCTTACCTTTGAGGGTCTTGCTCAGGAAGTTTAGAACTCTACTTTTATCTAAGTTACCACCTCCAAGATGTCCCCACGGGAAATAGAAATCCCGGCCATCTTCTAAAGCTAAAGAAACTCCGACGACTTTATTTTTTGGGTCACGCCACCCTTTGTGGGAAGTTTCTGTATCAAATCCAATACGCGTGTACCTTGAGTCTATTTCAGGAAATACTTCAGGCGCACGCCACCCAGAAATTGATTCTCGAACAAAAAGCGATCCTTGATTAGCTGATGGCTTCACTTAAAAATTCCGGTATCTGTCTACGTTTACAATTCGGTTTTAAATTAATTTGATGTTTAAAACATATTTTTGCGTAATTTGCACTGAAAGAAAGCGACCATTGTACTTGGTTATTCTAAACAGAGTGCAACCTTCTCCGTCAAAAAAGCCAGCGGCCCAAGCAAGATCCGTTTCCTTAGCCACGGCCTACGAAAACTTGAATACCACCACGACTTAGCATCTCAATGCCCGACCTGTCAGCGTACGCCTCTACGCACCTAACTACTTTTATCGGCGTGTTGAGAATCATCTTCGCGCAGCTAAAACAAGGCGTGCAAGAGACATACATGATCGTCGCGCGGCTAAGGTCCGCGCACTGGACGATGCTGTTGACTTCGGCGTGAACCGCTTCACACCGCGATGAGTCGCCTGGACGGTCGCTGACACCGGGACACGGGTTCACGAGGCAGTGCGCAATACCTCGCGGCACACCGTTGTAGCCGGTTGACAGGACCATGCCCTTGTGGTCCGTAATGATGGCGGCGACGGCACGTCGTCGGCAGGTGGACCGCGACGCGACCAAGGAGAGCATTTGTAGGTAGTACTCGTGGATGTCTAGTCGTCCGTCATTTTTTCGATCTTCTTCAACAAGGCTAAGGCGTCCACCCGACTGGGGGTCACTAAGATCTTCGCGTAGAGGTCCCATATCGTTTCTCCTCCAACCGACATCTGTGTACCCGACATTGTCTGAAAACGTCGATATAGTTCAGGCAAAAATTCAATAGCATAGCTAAAACTTGGGGTTCTGATTGTGCGGCTTTCGTGTTCGAACGACTGTTCAACTAGGTTAAAGTTAGTTTCGTAGAGGTGCGATGATCCTAGGTTCAACGTCAGTGAGCCTATTGGAACCGTTAACGCCGCAGCCATCTCGTTCTGCAGCTGTGAGAACACGTAGAAATCGTTCGGTAAGCCTAGCCACGCGTCAGAACTTCGCATCCCTACCGTCAGGTGCAGTTGTCCGCCTCGAATTAGAAATTGCATCCCCAACGTGCAAGGCGTGTCCTTCGTGTTGCGCCTGGTGTCCGGTCCCCAGATTGGCAGGTAGGCCTGCCGTGTGTCGCGATCAGTATTCAACTGATCGCGCACAACGCCCCAGTTCAGTCTAATCCTGGGGCCGTATGCGCCGTATAACGTCTCACCGTCGTCGCTAAACTTACGGTAGTTTGCGTTGTACTGGGCCAGCGATTCAAGGTCGTTGAAACCGCCGGCAATCCACAGCCACTCGGCCACCATTGCGCGGTAACCGATATTGCGCGACGGGTTGACTAGGATGTTTCGGTACGCGTCTCTGACATGAATTGTGACGTTTAGCTGTTCTTTGATGGTCAGCCCGCGAGGACTCGCGGTCTGGCCATGGTAAAACAGGTAACGTAGCAGTTCATCCCAGGCCGTGTGAAATTCACGCGCGCTGAACGTGGTAGGAGTTGATACGAATTTCTCGGAGCTGTCGGACATACTCGTCGGGCCTCGAGCTGTGAAAGCGCTTCCAATAACTTGGATGCGGGAGTTTATGGTGCGTGACCCCTTGGGCTTTTAACGCGTGAGATGCATGTGACCCTAGAGCTATAACTTTCGGTTCCCTAAGGGCCATATAAATTGCGCCTAGGGGTGCTTTAGCGCCATCCAAAGCCTTAGCGTTAACAAGAGCAATGTCTCTTTCCTGAAATCCTGCATCTTTGATGCAGGAGTTTAGGAAGTGGCTGGAGTTGTCAAGCGCGAAGAACGGAATGTCTAGGTACTCCTGGTTTGCCTGTTCCCCCACGAATAAAAATTGTGGGTTTGGACTTCCCACCACGCCCTCGGGACACCGCGGGCGTTTCGCGTCGAAGGTTAACAACGTCTTTGCCGCGAGCTCCATAGGCTGTAGCGTATAGTCCCACCAGACGGAGTCGGCATAGAATAAGTCGTTGCTCAGCGCCTTGTACGCGTAGTAGACTTGCTCGTAGGTTTGACTTTTCTTGATGAGTTCGGCGCCACCTTGGTGGCGCTCGAGCCAGTTTTCAAACGCGACACTGTACGGTGGAAGGCAGAAGACAAGTCGGGCCCCATAGGCGGTGAGCAAACGGTGAATGAGAACCTCACCCCCTCGCCCAAGTAAATCAACACCTCTAAGTGTTGGTCCGTAAACCCGCTCGCCAACGTGTAGGCGGTCGAAGACGACGTCTCCACCTCCGCAAGCAGCGTCGTAAAGAGCGCGTCCATACTCTTGAAGCGGCGGTATGCCGCTTGGCGGCCCCATATGTCGGTATTGAAAGCTATAGTTTTTTTCAAGGTGCCTCGCTAGCGTGGTCTTGCCGCTTCCGTCCGGTCCCTCCAAAATGCAAATCATAGCCCTAGTTGTCCCGGAGGTAGACGTCCTCGGCCCGCGGCCCTTTCGCACCTTCCGCTTCCTCGAACGTTACCTCAGCACCTTCCTTCAGGTCCTCAAAGGCGACGCCTTTGACCGATGACCGATGGAAGAAGTAGTCTGACCCACCTGCCTTAATAAACCCGAACCCTTTGTCCTTGACGAGCCGCGCGATTTTTCCATTCATGAATCCCCTCCGTTAAGCTATCAGTCCAAATTCGCGCGCCCGTGCGAGTGCGTCGTCCGCCGCGCGTTCGATCATCCAATCGTAACCGTGCTGTTTGTCTAGCATACACTTAGGGTTCGTGCACGAGACCTCATGTGCCAGGTTGATGTAACACAGCGGGCACCGGGGCCACGTTCGGCTTTCAAAGCCAGGATAACCTTTAACCGGGTCTTCCGGCGCCTCTTCACCCGCCAGCAAGTACAGCGGGTTGTTGCCAGTCTGGTCAATTAGGCTCATAGTATTTCCCGCAATGGCCCAGTGCGCCGACATTAGTGGGTCGAACGTGGCTTTCGTGACGTCTTGGTCCTCAAGCTGTTTGATGAGCTGCTTTGTAGCGACCTTCCCGTCCTTAGCGATGAACGGTGTCAGGCCACGGCTGTCGATAGCCTCACGCAGCTTTGTCCAATGCGGTGTACAGAACCTCATACGCGCTCGCAAACCCAGAGGTTATTCCTGCTCTGGTCAGGGTGGAGGGATGCGAAGATCGTCGACAGGACGTCGCCGCCGAACCACTCCTCTAGCCGTTCGTAGACAGCCCTCTCGTGCTCATCTAAGACCGGTCGAATTTCAGGCTTAGAAGCAAACGTACCAATTCGACGTTGAACTCGAAAACCTGAATTTTGAATCGTAGCGCTGAGTTCTGGGATGGTGTACTCATGGATGTGGTTAGCGGCACGATAACCATCAAACACGGGTGTGGATAGGAAGAGAATACCCCCTTGACGTAGGCAGTAGTGAAGGGTTTCCAATAACTTAATTCCGTCTTCGGGAGCCATGTGTTCAATAACCTCAAAGCACACCGCCTTGTCGAAGGGCGTGTAGCCCTTCTCGTTGTCGATCAGCCACCTGCCGTTGTTAACGAAGTCGAACTCGTCGTAAATGTCGGCCCACCTGCAGGCCGATTTCTTCACGATCCGGTTTAAATCGACCCCAACGTACACGTCGGGGACGGTTTGTTTCCGTGAAGCGAGAACGTACAGTAGCGGCTGATCTTGCCCACAACCTACGTCGAGAATGGACTCTCCCTGCTTGATTTGTCGGGCTGCCCAGCCCCAACGTAGAAAAGTATCCTTAATGTAGTCTTTCCTGGGTGGAAGAGCGGTTGATGGAAATTTTCTGCCTTCTCTTAACTCCTTCTGGTAGTTTTCCATCTTCGACATCAGCTCGTCAGTAAGCTGATAATTGGTTTTCTTGTGGACTTCAAAGGCTGTTAACGCTTCAGCCCATACTGCAAAGTCGAAACGTTTCTTAGAACGCAACGGCGCGTCGAGAAAGAAGTCTCTGAGAACAAGACAATCTTCAAGACTACAAACCGTTAGCATTTTAATCGGTTTGGCGTTGGTAATACGTTCGTTTTGTTGGTCGCTAATCTTACCAACCTTCAGGAGGTTGCGCAAAAGCTCTATAGTTTCTTCATCGTCAGCTCGTAACCCTAGCTGAAAAATAAACTGTAGTGAATTTCGACCTTCTCGAGAGACCCTGATGTCGAAGCAGCCTTCGCCGTCAATAAGGCCAGCTGCCCAGAATCCTAACGCTTCTTCCATAGGCTTGTTTACCTCATTAACAACAAAGTTCCACCGCAAGGCATGGGATCCGTAATCTCGGTTCACAGTCCTCCCGTGTCCAGCGGCCTTGAGCTGCGTCTTGTCGAAGCGTCGGTCTTCCCTGACACGCTTACTTCGCTGTGGTTGTTCGTTTAACATCTTGTTGGTTCTGAACGCCTAAGATTCATAAGAAGATTATATCACGAGATTATCGTGATGTACATCTTTTTTTAACCCGCAAGCCTTCGGCCGACGAAGTACACGACCAGGAAGACGGCGATAAACGTGGCAATGACAATGACTGTGGTCATTGTCATAGCTCCGGTGTCCGCTTCGCTTGAAGCGGAATTTGAAAGCCGACAAATTTCACGGGTTCGCGAAACTCGGCCAGCGTGTTCTTGAGCGCCAACACCAAATTACGTTCTGTGCTGTACCCTTCGCTCCCGTCCGCGATGACCTTGTTGTTGCCGTCAAGCGCCGTCCAACGGAACTCGCCCCGGGCGTCTTTGTAGCACTTGATCTTTAACGCCATCTTTGTTCTCCTCATGGGCAACCTTAGAATTAGCCCAATTCGAAAGGCAGCGAAGGCTGCAAAAATCCAACGGGGTTCCATTTTCATTATATGTTTGAACAAAGTTATCGTCAAAACTTACCTTGAGAAACCCCCACGCCTTGCTGTCGAAAGTTGCGCCTGAAACAAGACCACATTGGTCGCACTTTAAGCACTTTGCCACGTGGTCCTCCTTAAACGAAAATCGGGAGGGGTTTCCCCCTCCCGAATTGCGTACCTCCCTGTGCGGGATTTACGCGTTTACTGACTCGAGGCCCTCCACCCCAGCTCCTGGGGTGGACGTGCCGTCGGACTTCACGACATTGACCAGGCCATCGCGCTTGAAGCGTGTCAGGTAGTAGCCAACCACCCGCTCCGGCGCCTGCTTGCCGCCAATCGCGCCCTTGACCGCTTCGGTCACCTCGGCGACCGACTTCGGTTCAGTCGTCGCGTTCAGGAAGTCGAGGACCACGCGGCCCTGGCCGCGCATCTCCTTGGCTTCTTTTGTCGTGCGCACGTACTTCTGCGTGGTGCGTGGCGCCCGCTCCGCCTTCGCGCCTTCTACCGTTGCTCCCGGATCCATCTCCGCCACGCCACCTTCGTTTGCTGCTTTTCTCGCCATAACTCTCCTCATGATGTCCTTCACGTTGAAGGAAGTTGGGTCAAGCACCTCGAGTACGGAGTGTAGTGAAATTACCTGCGGAGCAGGATATTTCACTACAGCTGCTCGCTTTCGTCCCTTGCGAGCAGATGTGACGATCTCCGTCTCGTACCCAGTGATGGGTATGACGTAGGCGCCTGAGGGGCTGATGTAGTCCACATACCAAATGGAATTATTTGGGTAGCGTACCAACATTCCCTCTCTCAATGTAGGTAACTCTATCATGTTACCCTCCGCTTGTACACAAAATAATGCGCCGTAGACTCATCTTTTTTTACTTACCGCAACCACAGGCATTTGAACATCGGGTTCGCGTAGAACCTCGTGTCTGTAGCCGCAAAAATACGGCTATCAGTGACGCGCTGTCCGATGCTCCACATCCACCGCTCATTCTTCGCGTCGCAGTAGTCGTAGCCGTCCAAGAATTTCTTGAGCTCCCAGGCAACCCCCTCAAACCCCTCCACCGGTACGCCCACAGCATTAACGTCCAGGCAGCTTCCGTTCTCTAGGTACTCTTTCATCCGAAGATTTTGCATTTTATAGTATCCTCCAGTGCGCTTTGACCCATCTATAATATTCACAGGCGGCGTGCTCGATGTTCTTTAGCGTAAGCTCCTTGTACCCTGGAGGTAACCGCCAAGGTACAAGGGTATTCGCCAAGGCCCTGTGCTGAACCTCATGCATTCGGCGAGCGATCCCCAGCGCCTCGCTCTGCGAAAACCGCCGCCCAAAGATCAAGTGGAAGCAGTGAAGCGGTCCCGGCCCGAGGTAGCACCAAGAGTTCTCGTCGTAGTTCAGCGCCTTGGCCTCGAGCATGTCCGCGCAGACTTGCCACGCGAAGAAATTCCGGACGCGGTTAATCTTGTTAATGACGTGGTACGCGTCGTGGAGCGTTGTACACGCATCAATTTGAGCAGCGATGGCAGGCATTCCTTCTGCAAGCTCGCCAAGCGTCTCAAGGTACTGCGTCGTTGTTGGAGTTTGAAATATTCGCGTATAAGCTGTGACGCCTCGACTACGTGCATCAAGGAAATATTCCCGCCAAGCTGGATATTGATCTGGACGTGGGACCCCGCCAAAACCTTGATGTATACCAATTTTATTAGTGAGTCTAAAGGCCACGGCCCCAAATAACGCCACCCCCGTACCTTGGCCGTTGATGCAGTTATGGAGGTAGATGTTCGGCTCGTCGAGTTCCCTAAAGACATTTGGTATATCTCCTACGTAGCGTTGGAGGGCTGGGTCCGCCGTATACGGCGGCCCTAGCCCCTCGTGTCGGTTCCACCACTCGTCCATCCGAATTGCGCAGAACTCCCAGAACATCCTGGGACTCGGCGCGTGCGGATCGAACTTAGGACTTATCTTCGGATACGCCAAGGTCCTCATCTGTCATGCCCTCTCCCGTTTCCCGGGGGTCGAACTTCTCAACCCACGCTGTGACCACGTTGTTCGCCTTGTTGAACTTCGTCCGCAACCGCAGCTGGTGATCTGTGCGCAATCGCGCGCGAATCGTCGCCTGCCAGTTCGTGAACGCCGCGTGTCCGTCTAGCTTGACACGTACCGCCTTGTCGGTATTTACCGTCTCGATTAGTGCCTTCATCAGCGCGTCTGGTACGTTTCCTCCGCCACGTGGCCGCTGTACGACCTCAAACCCTTGATCAGCCATTCTGTCCTCCTAATATAAAAATGTAAAAATTATTTTTACATTAGGATAATTTTACAATAAAAAATTTATTTTGTAAATACTTTATTGTCCCGTTCGCAACATAAAGTTACCAACCTGGGTTAATCGGTCGAGGATCTGGTAAGTCCTCCTTCGCGACGCGCGCTTCCCTCGTCGGTTTAGGCGGAGGGGTTACCGTCTGTTCGTATACGCTCCTGTCGTTAAGCGTCCAGACAATTACGACAGTTTCGTCCTCGTAAGCCCTTATCTGTTTAATGATTTTAGTCATGGTAATTCACGTTGAAGAAGTTCTATTATCAAGTTAAGGCGTTCCTTGCCAAATTCAGCCCCAGCGCCTGTCTCCCACCACCCGTCTGGTTCTTCCACCTCATCTTTGTCTATGCCGTGTAATATTTCTTGAACTCGATTTATGATTTCTTTTTTCGTCATAGCTGATAATGCATCGGTCCGCTTGGTAATAAAGTATACAAACGCTCTCTTGTACGTGTAACCGCCACATACAAGACGCGGTGTTCGTCGTCCGGGTTGTTGAGGTACGCGTCGTAGGTCCGGCGCGCGAACTCTAGGTCTAGAATAACCGTGTCGGCCTCCCGGCCCTTGCTCTGGTGAATCGACATTAACTGGGTTCGAGGTGCCAAGGTATCCTTCCAACCATACCGTTGGACTGCGCGTTCTAGGTATCCGAGCTGTGGAATCCGCGGCATTAGCTGGTACCAGGGAAGAGCTAAGGCGTCAACAGTAAAGAAAGCAGACGCGGCAAATTCTCCACCGTGTCCACTGGTGCGCGTCCGCGCACCAGGCTGCAGGTAGCGGTCGCTGGCAAACGAGACCATGGCTCGTGCTTGTTCGGTGGTAACTGGGTTATCTTTGGAAATCCGCCACCATCCTTCGAGGGCGAGAACAACATCTCGCTTACTAAGGGGTGAATAGTTGCCGAGAAAGGGAACCCCGTCATCCTGGAGTACCTTAGATAATTCGGCGCCGCGATGATGGTTTCGGAACAGTACCAGACTCGTCCCACCTTGGTTCAGGAGCTTTGGAGAAAGATTTCCGGTGGGCTTGACGAAGCCGGGGACGTCGCGGGACCTAAATTCCTTAGGTTGTCGGACCCTGACTCTCCTGATAATGCTTTGAGAAAGCCGGTGCACCGTCTCAGGAATGCGGTAAGACTGGGGAAGGACCAAGTAGTCATCGCATGGCTCCGTTAGAAAAAGTTCAGCCGAGGCACCGCACCACGAAAAAATTGTCTGATCATCATCCCCCGAAAGGTACCGACGCTTAACATTGCGTCCTAGCTTTCTTACTACGGCCCATTGTAGCCAGCTTAAATCTTGGCTCTCATCTACAAATAAAATATCAGCATCAAGTTCTGGACCGCGGTTTAAGTATTCAGTTAGCAAATCGGTATAGTCCAATAATCCTTTCTGCGTCTTCCAATCACGATACGCCTCAGTAAACCATTTAGCAAACGCAAAATCAAGTTCAACAGGCGCATCCCGCAATGTTTCCCTTAATTTCAAACCACGGTGCCGACCTAAATGATTTAGCTGTAATAATCGGTCTGCTTTTGTAGGCTGTTTGAAAGCGCCACCATCAATGATGTCTAAGCTAGTTAATTCAGGCATGTACCCAGTTAACACTACCCCAATCTTTTTACCGAATTCCTTTAAGTCTTTTGGCGAAACCAAGTCTTCATGATGGACTTTGAGTAGTCGGTAACATAATGAATGAAGCGTACGAATATAAGGCAACTCATCTTCTACTAAACTTGTACGACTAAGTACTTCGGCCCTGGCTGCCCTTGTAAATGTTACAAAGGCAATGCGATCAGGTGCAGTTTCTTTTAATTCTTTCTCAAACAGTTCTAGGAGCTTAAAGGTTTTCCCGCAACCAGGTGCCCCAAACACTTTCAAGGTTTCTATCGCCATGTTCTGAAATGAATAACATTCATTACGGTAGATACTGAAACATTAAATTGGCGCGATAACTGGTCTAAAGTAGTATGATTACGAATTCTTCTTATTTCGTCTACTTGTAACCTTGTTAATTTACTTGCACGATTACTTTCACCACTTAAATAGTGGGCACGATCTTTCTTGATCATGTCTTGCATATTATCTGTATGCGTACCTAAAAACAAGTGATCTGGTCTAACACATATTCCTACATCGCACTTGTGAAGCACGTGCAGACCGTTAATAATTTCTCCATTGGTAATCATCCATGCTACTCGGTGTGCTGGTTTGCCACCAAACATTCCGTATCTATTTTCTAATAATGTATGGGTCCAAAGCCAACAACTTTCTGTTTTATTAACACGGGACCAAAAACGTTCTATTTGCCTATCTGTTAGCTGTATCATCGTCCAGCACCTTAAATGCGCGCGAACAAACCTCGCAGAGGTACATCCGTCCCTTGCTACTCATTAGGTAACCTAGTAACGAAAACATCGTAGGGTCGTTATTTGTGCAATGTGGGCAAATTAAGAAAAACGGCTGCTGTGGCATAAAGACCATCACATCTCCTCGCCGAAATCGTTCTTAAAGTCGACGGCCGAGAAGACCTCAGTCTGCTCGTTTGTCTGGTTGAGCGGGTACGCCCAAACCCGGGTAACCTTGCCCTTGACGCGCATCGTGTGGTGGCGGCAGCCCTGGCGGCGCAGTACGAGGAAGACGTCTTGGAGGTTTTCCTTGTCCAGCTTATAGGTCTGGAGGTACCGCTTAAAGTCTGAGGCGCGGAACATGACCTCCTCGCCCACTTGGATCGGTAACCCCTTAAGTAGGTCTTCCTTTTCCGACGCACGTTCGCGGAGGGTCAGGAACTCGCCGAACTTCTCAAGCACGATGCCCATCGTGCTGGCGTCCTCAGGCGCCTCGATGTCGACCTTCTTCGACAGCAGCTCGCGAAGTTGCTGCTCCCACTGAGGCTGCTTAAGGTTTGGGATGATGATATTCAGCTTCTGACCGACGCTACTTTTGAAGTTCCGGAAATTAAACAGGTCATCCCACTCTAGCGTCACGTCTTGGCCGTTAACCTCGACCAGGTAGCGCGGTGGGTCTGATAAGAACTTGCGACAATTGCTCGTGACGAAGTCGTCGAAGCTCCCGTCCTCATGCCACGGCTTGTTGCCCACGCCAAAGACCAGCGTCTCGCAAACTGCGCGGTTGCAATGTTCCCTAATGGGTGACTGCTCGCAAAGGTATTGGTACTTCGTCCTGCCGATAGAGTCCACGATACCTGACACCTCGCGGTAGTCGAGTGGCGGGCTAAAGTACTCCTTATTCAATTTCTGGGTTGCCTCCGCCCAGTTACCTGGGTCCGATTTCCTATAGAAGATTGCGAAGTTGAACAGCGCCTGGTTCCTAAACCCCTGCCCAATTCCCTGTTCACACAATGCGGTGAGACACGGTGGCATGCCTTTCAGGGTTGTTGATGCTTCGTCTATTACGACGCCGTTAACGGCATCGTAATAGACTACGGTATCCAAGAAGTCTTCAAGACTTCTCGCCCCAGTGGGACCTACGGCGTATCGGGTCGTATCGTCCCCGCCGAAATACGGCAGGTTAATCCAGCTCCCGATGTTTTTTGCGCCTAGGCGTGTCTGTTTAGGAAAAATCTCCGCCGTCGGGTAACCGAGCACCCCCGCCCACTTCTGCAACACCTGCTGGATTGCCGCCGCCGGCAACCCAGGTTCTTTCGTAAATAGGTAAACGTGCGCCGCCCCAGATTTACTGCGGCACACGTTAAGGGGCATCTTTCGCCCCTCAATCTTTCGGTACAACTCGCTGTGGTCAATGGTGTCGACGTCAATGTCAATTGCTCCGAAACGACATAGCCCGCTTTCATTGACCGGAACAATACCTAAGCCTACCCTGCCTGTTAGGTGCGCTTCATATGCTGAAGTAGGGACGGCCCCATGTTTTGTACTGGGACCGTCCGTTGGGTGCCACTGCCCGTAGGCGCGATTTTCCCCCTTAAAAAGTTCCTTGAACTTTTCAAGTAGGTCTTCACGCATTACATTAACATTTTACAAATGTATTTGCCTTACATTTCAGCAGCGTCACGCATCGCAAATTGTTCTTCTGAAAGCGTTGACTCGTCGACCTTCGCCTTGCCAGTATCAAGGTTCTCTGACCAAAGCATGTACTGCTTCTCGTTGTATTGGAACTGGTCGTTGCTCACCCAACCACCGTCCTCGACCGCGTTGTCGATTTGATACGTCCAATACAGCTGGCGGGTTTTGTTGGGCACTTGGATGGACTTAATCTCATAAAGTCCAGCGAACGGGTCGGCACCACGCATCCGCATCTTGCTGTTCCACTCCTTACCGGCACGAATGCCGGTCACCTTCAAGCTCACTACGATGGGCTCGTTGCTAGGATACAGCAGGCACGCGTAGTTGTAGAACTCCGTGCACGCCGGCGGCGTGCCATCAGCCTGCCAGCGGGAGTGGAGGCACAGGCCGCCCGCATTTAGCTGGCAGTCATTGCCGTGGGGTGCGCGGCAGATCAAGCCACCGCCCTCGTTGATGTCTTTAAAGTAGATGCGCGACTTTCTGAAGAGTAGCGGCATCACCACAACGCGCCGCCCATAGATTTGTTTCGTGAGGGAGTTGAAGAAGTCGCCTTCCTTGAGGTTGGGGATGAAGCTTGCGTTCGCCTCTTGCCGCTGCGGCGTCGTTCCCTGCGTCAGGGTCAGCCGCGGCAGCACCATCTCGTCGGAGCCAACCTCCTCGAGTCCCCGAATCTCTTTCCCCTCGCGCTCCTTTAGAAACTCGGGCCGTGATTTTTGAATGTCGATTGCCGTGGTGCCAGGTTTTTCTAGGTCGGTCTTCGCCATGCCGTCTCCTTTACTTATTCCGCCGGATGCCGATTGTCTGCTTAAAGTACGCCTTGAGGCCAGGAGGCAGCGGCCTGCCTTTCTGGAGCGCGTCCTTCGCCATCGCGCTCATCGTCGAGTAGTGCACCGTCAACATTTCCTCCTTGTTGGTCTCCCTGATCCAATTGAGGAACACCTCGCGGTTTTCCTGGGAGCAGTAGACGTCGTCCTTAATGAAGAGGGTGGTGCCGCCGTCGTTAGTTCGAACTTGCTCCAGCCCAGCCGCTTCTAGGTTAGCGACGAGCAGCTGGATCCGCGCGTCTAGCTGAAGTTGGACTTCAGACTCCTCCTCCTTCAGCTTCTCCTTGCGGTCGTAGTACGCGCGGTACTCTTCCGCCACCTCGCCCATCTTCTTGCTATCAAGGTCCGCCTTGATGGCATTTAGCTTCTCTTGACGTTCTGGGTCTTCTTGAACCTTCTCCAGCTTCCCCCTAAACGGTGTGAACTGTCCAGGCACGGCTCTCCCTTCTAAATGGCAAATTAACCATTATATTCCCCGAATTTCTATCAGTACACTCTTTTTTAACGGGCCTAAGTCCTTGATATTCAATGACTTAGGCATCCCAAAAATTTGGTCCAAATTTGTGCCAGCGCTCGCCGTAGGGGTCCCACCACCGCGCCCCGAGGCGGTTCATCTCGCGCCAATCTCGCCGATTATAAGCGTCGGCGAGGCGGTCGTAGACTACCGGGGCATACGACAGCATTGGCAACTTGTCGTACCTAAAGCCCGATTTATTGGTAACGCGAATCGTTTCACCGCTAAAGTCAAGCGTTTCCATTGGTATTATTATAGTCCCCGAAACCACAAGTTGTACACCACTTTTTAACCTGAACGAGGTAATTATTTACCTCGTTCAGGTTAGTTAGTGCCCTCAAAACAAAAACTCCTCCGGCGACTCGTCGCCAATGGCCCGCACCCAATCAGCTGCCGTCCACGTCGCCATGTCGTCTTTCGTCTTTAAGGCCTTATAGATAACGTGGTCGATGGTCCGTTGGCCCTGCGGCCCTGTAACGAGCACGTCGTAGATATTCGGACTAGCAAGTTGTCCTGGGCGATCAACGCGGTCTTCTGACTGAATGCGAGTGACCAGGTTATAGTCTTGGGAACTGTAAAAGACGTGGTGGCTGCGGGTTAGGGTCAGCCCTAGGCCACCCGCCTGCGGCTGCCCAAGCAATATGACTGGCCTCCCACTAGTCATATCCCCGCTATCGGCGTTGAAGGCCTCCTCGGCAAAGTTCCGCTCCTCCTGCTTAATGCCACCGCGAATTCTCACGGTTGGGTATTTATCCTTCAGACGCGCGTAATACTGCTCCGACTCAAACGTGAAGTAAACCCAAATAATGATAGCGGGGTTAATCTCCTGCTCAATCAGGTCATCGATCTGATCGAGCACAAAGTCCATCTTTTCCGAACTTGTAACCGCTTCGCCACCAGTTGATTCCAGGCCACCAATAAAGCCTGACGTAAGCTGGCGCAGCCGGATGTTCTTGACGATGGCTTGCCGCGCCACGACGACGTCGGGGCCGCTTAGCTCCACGATCATCCGGTCGCGCATTTCCTTATACTGAGCCCAACTGGACTCAGTAAACGGTACTTCACGGATGTAGTAGATTTTCTGCGGCAAATCGAGACAGTTCTTCCTCAACCGCCTGATGGCGTAGGGCTTGATTTGGTTCTTAAGGACCTCGAGGCGAGTATACCCGATGATCGTTGGGTACTTTTTTCCAGCCTTTGTCCTAGCCTGCTGGATGATAGCGTGTCTGTTACGGAATTGGTAGAAGCTGTCGCACCGAAGGATCTGGGGCGAGAGGAACTCCATCTGGCAGTACAAATCTAACGGATTTCCACCCGTTGGCGTCCCGTTCAAGATATAGGCACGGTTACAAGCCTGTCGGAGCCTAAGCGCTCCGACCGTCTGTTGCGATTTATGGCCCTTAATCTTGATGCTTTCGTCCGCGACGATTAGAACCTGTCGACCCTTAAGGGCCTTCATCAGGCGCGTAACGTTGTTAGCTACCCGCAGGCACTCGTAACTGACCACGGTCCAGGTAAGCTTACCGACTTTAGTTCTGATTTCATCAGAACTTGAGTCCCACTCGTTCATCACGGAATCAACCCAGACGTGCTTCGCGACCTCGCCGATGCGGAGGTTGGTCCATACCCGCTTTGCTCCAGCGGGACAAACCACGACGACGCCGCTTATCTCTTGTTCTATGAACAAGAGACAAGCGGCGTCAACGACCTGCTTTGATTTGCCGACGCCTGGCTGGTCAAATAACGCCGCGTAGGGGCGGTTGACTAAGAACTCAACGCCCTCTATTTGGTGCTGGTACGCCGGAGTCTTAAACTTGGCGGGATCGACTGATAACAACGTCGGGGCTTTCGTACAGACAATCCATACACCGCATAAAGAAGTCGCCGTTCTTACGCGTAACCCAAATAGCGTCGTGGTGATGGCAATAATACTGCTTGATTAGTGTCAAGCAGTATGCACAAGCTCGTGCCCCTCGCTGGATGAGATTTCCTTCGGAATTAGTCGTAGACATACCAGTCGCCCCCTCCGTTGCACCGTAAATGCCCGGGTGCGGTGTTGCGTCGCGGAGCTCGCTAGAAGAATGGCCCGGCGAAGGGAGTTACAGCGCACTGGCAACCATTGCGGGTAACAGCGTTCCGTGGCTTCCCAGACTGGGTCATACGTGACGTTCTGTCGCTCTAGCAAACGCGCGATTTGTTGTGGCTCATCGTCAAGCTCCTGTGGCTGCGCGGATTCCCCATCTAACTTAGGGGCCAGCAACGCGAGGCTCTCGCTTACCTCGTCAACGGGGGTTAGTATTTCCATACCCCTATTATAATTTGCGAAGTTCTCGCTGTACACACCTTTTTACGCCGACCCTAGTTTTTTAAGTTCTTCGACCATCCACCGCAATTCTGTGACGCGTTCGTGCCGGGTATGATACGCCGGGGTGCCGATCCCGTAAGCGCCGTGCGAGAAGCCGTCGTTGCCTTCGAGGTGATCGATCAGGGCTTCGGCCAGCAACAAGAGCAAATGCATTTGCAAAGTCATCCTCGCGGCTCCGTCGTGCGCCCCTCGATGACGAATCCGCAGGTGCAGGACTGTTCGCTGAATTTCTCACAACTTGTACAGCATAGTTTGCCGCCAAAATAAATGCCGCGAGCGCCGCAGTTACCGCAAATCCACACGGCACAGCCTCTTTTATGTTGCCCGTACTCGCGCAGCCGTGCCTCGGCCACACGGAGGGTGGCTTCGGCAGTTCTAAGTGTCCGGCCTATTGTCTTATGCGATGCCGCTAAACTGTTCGCCACTTCCGTTGGAGTTTCCCACTCCCCATTGGATTTCTGTCGCGCTAGCGCCTCCCGCCATTCTTCAAGTTCCTGCTGGAGTCGGGCGATCGTGTCCTGGGCCTCGGTGAGTTGTGATTCTTCTTCTTCTTTCGGCCCCTTAACGTAGGCGCTTTCTGGTAACCCGTTCGGGCCGATTTCGATCTCTATATCCCAGCCATCGCTGTGAACTTCTAATTGCACGCCGCCGAGCACTGTGGGAACGGCTGCCAATCGACTTATCAACCGCGCAGCGGCGTCTAATGCTTCATTGGTGACCGACGGCGCGCCATAGCTATCCCAATTTAGCTGCCGCAGACTAGAATCGCCGCGCAATAATTCGACAGGATTTGGCGGTCCATCTTTCAACTCTTCCCGTTCCCGTTCGAGGGTCACGAGGCGGGCCTCGGCGGCAGCGAGTCCGAGTTGATAGGCATAGGCGGCTAATCGCGTGAGGCATTCCACCGGGTTCTCAGCCCAAAGCGTGTCGAGTTTATGTTGCTCGGCTTCCGGCTTCTTATGAGCACATTCACCGTTCTCGTCCTCACCCCAATATTCCTGCGCGAGTTCTTTCAGGCGTTCCGCAATAGCGGGTGACTCGGGGATCATGGCTGGCCTTTCCGTTTGATCTCGCGCATGCGACCGAGGCACGGTTCAGCGACACAGATGGTATCGACGCGATTGCAAAACAGGCAGACGCGCGACTGCTGCTTGACGTCCCAATGCGTCCACGGCAACAACCGCAGGATAATTTCCATTTCAGGTTCAGGTTCGCGGCTCATGCGTTAGGGTGTCCTTTCGGGCGCCACAGGTAAATGATTCTGTCGCGCGAAGTTTTGCGGCGATAATCCTCGCAGCAATCGCTTCAAGGCGAAACCGTTTAATGATCGCTTCATGGGTGCGGATGGTTTCCATCTGCGCCGCAATCCCGTCCGCCGATTCCGCCTCGGCTTCAAGGTAGGCGGCGAAGCGTTCACGCTCGTGGTCGGTTAACAGTAGGCTCATGGGTGCGCTCCACGCGCGCCCGTCTCTGGAATAACTTCCCACTTTGGACCTTCGCGATAGTTACTCGGCCGAGTGCCATCGTCCCATCCAGTGGCTCCGGTCGTCGCTCCTTTAGACGTAACCCCTTCTAGCTTCATCGCTTTGTCCATCGCGTCATTAAATACATTTTGCAGACTTAGACACGCTGCGGACGTATCGAACTCAAATTCGACATTAAAAGTAAATTGGTTAGGCATAAATAATTCGTGACTCCTGCTCTGCTCCTTGCATCGGGGAAGCCCCGGTGAGTGTTTCTCACCTCACACGGCGCAGCTCGTTGGACGCCCTGGCTCTAGTCTAGGTCCGAGCTGAAGGACCATTTGGAGCTCCGGAGCTTCCCGCGATCTTTCACTAACCTTCCTTCTGGGCCTGTGGGCCTGAAGACTGCTCTACTTTGGCCACAGCGTGAAGTAAGAACCGTCCGCGCACGTTGCAATCGCTTTCCACTGGCCGTCGATACAGACCCATGCGGTCTTCACCACCGGACTCATACCCCTCGCCCTGCCTTCCTCAATGCCCCACTTTGCCCAACAGCGCCCTCCGCCGGCGACGACACCGCCTGTCCTCTCTCGCAGTGACAAGGTGTAGGCCTTCTCAGCCGCTTCCGCTTCTTCTTGTGTCTGATACGTTCCTACCACCTCGACCGATTTCGCCCCGCACTTAGCGGTGAAAGCCGACCCCTTTCCCATGCGATGCTTACGAAACCGATGCTTCACGTCGGCCGAAATCCCCACATAGTAATGGTTTGGAGATTCGCAGGTGACGACGTAAAGGTAGATCGGCGTTTTAGTGATCTTGATTCGACTCAATGTCCTTTACCCGCGCAGCCGCGCGCTAGACCCTTCTGACGTCCGCTTTGACAATTCCTCTAACGCCACACTGAGTTCTTCGTCAGTAAATCCGCGCTGACGTAAATCGAACAATGTATCGGGATGAAGCACATACAGAACGTCGCATTTATCAAACTCAGCAAACTCGGCCGGGATCTGTAGCCGGTAACAAGTGTCTTCGGATACGTACTCACTTGGACGTATCCTGAACCGTGGAGGCGTTGGGTAGAGTCGTTCAAACGCCCGTATAATGGTGACGAGATCGCCATAACTCAGGTTACTCACTTCACTACTCGTCTCGTCTCTCTGGAGCCGCCAGTGGTTCCAAATAGCGCACGGGCTTGCCGGTTTTCGTGGCGTAGGCGATTTCATTCCGCGTCGATTCACCGATGTAGCCGCCAATGTTCAGCACGAGCACTTCGTCGGCAAGATCGATCTTGCGCAGGTGATGCTCGTCTCGCTGCCCCTTCACGCCTTGCAGTTCTGCAAAGTGATCGCGCACCGGGCAATACCATGACGGCAGCAACGTGCAGCCAAGCACAATCGCGCCTGTTAGTTCCAGTTCCCATGTCTGGATCGCGAAATGGTCGATGAATTTTGTCGAACCGCAGAGGCAAATAATCTTCGGGCGTTCCAGCGCCGCTCGTGACAGGGAGGACGCGGGAGACGTGGTGTCCCGCAGCGACGCACAGGCGGCATTAAAATCCTCGTCTGATTCCTCAGCCGGAATCGCCCCACGTAACGCTGCAAACCCCTGCGGCGGCGTCTCTCGGGACGGCACGACGACCGCGGCGGGCACATCGGCGTCACGAATCCCGAGCGCCATCTTGTTCCAGCGGTCATTCTCTGGCGAGAGATGTAGGAGCACCTCTCCCTGTTTTGGCGGCGCGGCGACGACGGGGCCGGAGGACGCCAGTAGATCTAGCACCCATCGAAGGCCAGCCATACGCCCGCACTGTTCGAAATACTGCTGTTGTGATGTCGCCCCGAGTTCGGGCAAGCTTTCAGTATCCTCAATCTCTTGTTCGATCTGCTCCCGGAGGGCGGGCGTGGGATTGACAATTTGGAATTCAATACAGGTACATCCACTGACATATGGTGATGTCCATCCTATGCATCGTCCGTTGAGATGTACTGCACGATAGTGATTGCACCGACACACGTCAGTATAGTGTAGGTTACCGGACACGAGCTCGCTCCTCATACCACTTGACCGCGCACTCGTAGCACTTGCCGCTAGTCCCAACTTTTGGACGATCTGGGTGGCACCGGGCACGAGGGACGTCGTCATAAGTCTTTGCGGGAGTTTCTTCTTCCCGCATAATACTCCGCAAATCCTTCAAGTCTTGCTGCTTCGCAGCTGAGGCTTGCATGCGCGGGTTGTTGGGCGAGTTCATGGGCAGCGCCGCGTGGAACCCGCGGCGGTCATACCCGCGGATGATGTCCGCCGCGTGGCCAAGGACTAGCGTCGGTGCCGTCTTGTGTTCCCACGTCATGGCACCGCGGACGCGCTCCACGTCCCCATCTGCCTCGACACAGTCGCGGCACCAAGTCTCGCCAGGCAGCGCTAGCTGCCGGGCTTCAGGGATGGAGTTACCGCAATTCGCGCAGTTCACTTCGACTCCCCAACAATAGGCACGAGGAATTCGTGCAAAAAGTCTTGAACTTTATCTTCTGGGTCCGTCCATTGGACAACGTCCCCAACACCCGGCACATCCGTTACCACTCTGTCTAACCGGACTTCAACGCATTCCCCATAGTCATGAACGACGGTGCCGATAAGCGCAGGGCAGATTTTATCCTTCGTAACGCACTCTTTGACAAATACCCGATCGCCATTTTGAAATCTCATCTGTCTCCTTTTAGAAAAAAGGGTGGGTGAACCCCACAAAAGGTCAACGCGCTCCAAGGATAACATGGCGGAAACCCAAGCACGGTCAACCGATAGCAGATATTCACCCACAAAAATAATTATAACACCCGTTTTGCCCAGAAGTATACCTCTTTTTAACCCGCTCGAGGCACAATGTCTCATACATTGGGCCTCGACCGACTTAAAGCAGAGCCGCTGGCGCTAGGCAACGAAGGTAATTTTGACCATAGGCTACCATTAGACACCCACGGCCCGCTTGCGCCCGATGGCTTTGCGTTGCGCTTAGGAGCATCGTTGACTAATGTCCCTAAGACATTAGTCAACGAAGGTGTACAACCCGAATTATTCGTAGTACTATCCGTTATCATGAAGGACCCGCTAACGTCTCGCCTCCGCACCGCAATTGCTGGCAACAAGTACCCCAACGAGCGGCTCATGCTCGAGGCGTTATACCAACTCGTTTGCGCAGCCAACATTCTCGTCTTTGCGTTAGTCTGTTGGGTCATTTGGCTTGTTTTTCGGCTTTTTGCCGCACAAGTTAACTAGACCCTCTTGCAAGACCTCGAGGGCCGCTTCGACCAGGGTAGCCGCTTGGAGACAATAGAGGTCGGAGGAGAGCCGCAGTTGAGCTGCGGCCTCCTCCAGCCTCGCGTGGTTTGCGTAGATGTCCGCAGCGCGTTCCGTCCTTCCGGGATGCGCCGGAAGAACGGAATACGGTCCGTGTTTTTCGGGCTTCTTTGGAGCCGCCGGCTCCAAAAAATTTCGCCAAGAGCGCCTCGCCATGGCTACCTACTTGAGGGAGTAGGTATTGAGATCGCCTTTCTTCGCGACCCCCTGCTTGATGAGGTTGATGAGCGCGCCGGTGACCTGCTTCGGCTGCGCCTGGTACCCGTTTTCTACTAGGTACTTGGCGATGTCCTCCGCGTTGGCAGTTTTCCGGGACTTAAGGACCCGTAAAACTGCCTCGGTCATCTTGAGGCCGTCGTACTTGCCCCCAGGCGACGGCTCGGCGGCAGAGAGTTCCTCGTGGTAGGCTACCCGTTCCTCAACGGGTAGCCTCTCTTCGTTGATCTCGCCGTTTTCATCCTGTTCGTCCTCGTCGGCCTCGTCCTCCTCGCCAGAGTCGGCCTCCGCGGCCTTACCGGCTGTGTCCTCGACGACCTCTTCCTCGGCCTTGACGAGGCCGGTCTTCTTGAAGGTCGTCATGTAGAACGCGATGACACGTTCCGGCGCCTGCCGCGACCCCTCGAAGGTTAGGACCTTCGCCATCTCGGCCACGGTTGACCGCGGGTGCTTCGCCAGGTGGTCCATGATGACCTTCGGCTGCCCCTTGAACACCTTGTCTTCGGGCACCTTGTGAACGCTGTACCGTCTTACTGTTGCCATTTTTCTACCCTCCTTGTTGTTGACCACAAAAATTGTGGTCAAGCTCAATCTTCAAGAACTATTGTATCTTAAATTTGCTCTGATGTACAATACTTTTTGTCCTGATCGCTGCACATTGTTTCGACGCTTACTCGACCTCGAATTCTTCCATGACGATGCCGAGGACCGCGTCGTAGCTGCCGGAGCTGGTACAGCGGCCGACGAACTCGTCGACCCGCTTTTTTGGCCACCCAGCCTTCCTGGCGGCCCTCATACAGAGGCCGAGGATGTTGAAGACGTTGCCGTCGGCACCGATGAGCTTCACCGTGGGCCTATTCACTTCATTTGTAGTCATTTGAACCTCCTGTCCTGTGGGCGGTAGATGAAGGTAAATTCGTGGTCAGGATTCCAGCTCCAAATTGGCGCAGGAACCACCTTCCCCAACATGTCGATGATCGGACCCTCTCCCTCATTAATCAGGAGGCCGGCCTCCTCCGGGCTTTTTTGAGAACGCTTAAAGATAATGCTCTCTACCCGAAGCATTCGTGGTACCCTAATTGATTCTTTCTTTACCATTAGCTGTCAAACCCCAGGATAAGCCGGAGCGGACGGCCGCCGGCGAGCTGTTCAAGCCACGGGATAACCTTGCCAGGCCAGTCGTACGTCGCTGACCGTGCCGACTCTTGCCACTCGACCCTAACGTGCGGCTTGGGAGCTAGCGCACCGTGTAGCTTCGCGTTAAGGTACTGACTTTCAGTGTACGTAAAGATTCCAGGACCATCGACCCCGGCACAATACGACTCTGGCGGCTCCCCCTTCAACTTTTCATACTCTTTTGCTGAAACGACGCCACAAAGCGTTGACGTGTTCCCGTCCCAGTCAAACGCCTTCAGTTCGTCAAGGGAGATCCAAGTGAACGAGTGGTCGCCCATGTACCGCGGCCCGTCCTCTAGGTACGCTGGGTTGGGCGCCGGCTCGATGAAGTCGCTTGGCCAGCCCCGGTCCGACGCGATAGACGGCCAACCGTCGCCCGTCTTAATGCCGGCAAAACCTCGACCGTTGCGGACATTGGCGAGGATAGCAAACAGGTCGTAGTTACGCCCGTGGAATACCCGAGGCGCGACGGGAATTCCGTCAACTGGCTTATCTCCCTGCTCTTTCTGAAAATCATACAGTTCGTCTTGGTAGATGACCTCGCGCCACGTACCGTCGCCTTCTTGGCGTTGAATCGCAATGTGGATGTCACAGCCCATATGCCCTACACCTCCCCTTTGAAATTAAGCGGGTACGTTATCGTTACTATCACGTACCATGCCTTTGTATTCACTTGGTTATGCCTAGGGATCCCTAGGCATACCTAAGGAACATAGGCGTGGCCATTAAACGCCGGCCTCCTTGACCACCGCCATGACGGCCTTGTAGCCGTGTACATCATTAAACGTCGCGACCCCTATAGCCTCACGTGTACGTTTGTGGATGGCCACCAGTAAACGGTCGTTAACGGCGTAGGCCGCCTCGCCTTCACCATAAATTCGAAGGACTGCCCCAGAGAGGCAGAAACATACGGCGTGTGTGCTTTTTGGAAAGATACCGTAGCCGCCGTTGTCCCGCGCGTAGTACCGAGTCGTCCAGCGAGATTCGCCAGCGAGCAGCTCGCGGACGGTCTTGCACTCATTTATTGGTTTCATAATTAGTTAGTCCACCCCGGCTTCTCGTGCTCCGCCTTCAGTGCCGGTAAACATTGAGAGCAAGCCCGGCCGGCGAAACTGTACCTGAAGGTCTCGACGCCTTTGGCACCACAGTGGCTGCAATACGTCAAGGTTTCTAGAAACCTTGTCATGCTGTATGGCATCGGCACGGGGGAAATCGCCAGGCCGTCCGGGCCCCAGGCCGAGAGCTGCGGTGTGCGAGAATCCAAACGATTTGGATCGAGATACGCGTGTACGATGAAGCCATCCCTCGACAGCTTTATGTCACCCAAATCGTTACGGTATATCGCCTTAACCTGCCAGCCGTCGGCCGCCGCGTCGTCGACGAACTGTTGTACTTGTTCACGAGTTGGTTTCATCATTCACTCCAGTCTGCGAAGTCTTCCTCGTCAAGCAGTTCAAGCTGTTCAGGCGGCACCTCCACGAGGCCGTCCACGTCATCCGCCTCGCGGTACTCCTCAAAGATGCTGACTAGGTAGACCCCGTTGTCGTAGCCCAGCACCTCGCCGCACGGCTGAGCCGTCAGGAAACCTCATCCGTCACCTCCTGGCCGGCACACCGCAGCTTAAACACCGGCTCCTCCTTGACGCCGATCTGGACGTACTTGCAAAGCTGGTCCTCACTAGCCCAAAAGAATGCCTGGAAGACCAAGGCACAGCCGTCGACGTTGAATTTGTAGATCCGCCGCTTAAAGTCGGGGTCGTCCGTGACCTCGTACTTTCCCAGCCGCTTTCGTAGAAAGCGTAGCGGTTCTATGACCTCTTGGATCGACTTGCAGTCGCGGTTCACCATAAGTGCCTGGTGGGTACCGGCATCCAGGTTAAAACTCGTACGTACCTCAGGTGAGTTGTAGAACTCGTCCCCTGCCATTGGCTCTGGGAACCGCTGAAGTAGCTCGACGACGATCTGCTGAAGTGCCTTGAAGTCCTTTAGCCGCTCGATTCGCTTTCGAAGCTCTTGCTCGTACTCGTCCAGGCAGGCCGTAGCCTGCCGGAGCGCTTCTACCTGATTTGCCATGTTACTCCCCCTCCCACTCTTTCCGCCGTTCGATGAGCTCCTCGCCATCAGGTAGCTCGTTGTCGTAGTTGTATGGTACCTCGTACTGGTCGAAGTCCGCCGGCCACGCCGGCTGGCCTTCGGCCTCTTCATCGTGGGCCGGTGACTTGGGAACCTCCTCGTTAATCGCCACGGCCGGCATTCGGTAAATATACTGACAATGAGTCATCGAGCTCGTGTACCGCCGCGGCCAACACGAGAAGCGCCACCTCCCCAACTATTAGGTTGAGGTTACGATCATGGGCCTTATCGCGTAGACGTTGCCACGCATCAAGCACCTCAGTCAACCGCTTTTCATTGATGGACATCCGATTTTTACCTCCTATAGCTATTATATAACTCCCGGGGCACGGAAGTACACTACTTTTTAACGCGAACGTGGCGCATTGTTTCAGTCGACACTTTCCGGCTCCAAGTCCTCGTCGTCCGGCTCTAGTAGGTAGGCGTCGGGGATTTCCGCGCGCTTTACTTCTTTCTCGACGCAGTCGAGGACGAACTTAGACATAGAGATCCCGCGCCGACGCGCGAGGACTTGCGCCTGCTGCCAGAGAGTGTCCCTGGCAGCGGGCACGGAGACACTACGCATTTTCGTGATCATTGTACCCCTTTACGATAATTGCCTGGGGCTCCCAGGCAACGACGACTAGCGTGAACTCGTCGCCGTTGTATTCGTCTTCCGCAAATTCATCACCATTTGGTTCATTAATAGCTAAAGACCAAACTAGCGGCTTAAAGTCCTCGAGACCTGGAAGCTCCCCCTCTAGGTCTCGATTCCCCTCCCACTCCGACCGTGAGTATTGGTCAGCGGCAGCCCGAGCCTCCTCCTTCGTACCCCACACCTTACGCGGCCACCACAGCCCGTCGTCATCCCGCTCTTCTGGATTCACCGCCCTTACTTCGTAGGTCCAGAGCTTCATGACTTTCTCACCTCCTCCGCGAGGGCGTCGGCGATCGCCTTAACGTCGTTGGCGTCAGGAAACTGACGCTCAAATAGCCCCACGACGTCACCCATCGAGTCGTGCAGCTGCCCGGTCCAGACGCTGGCGTCCTGGCCTTCCTGGTTGATACCAAACGCCCAGTACGCCCCCGTGTCTTTGGACACGTGGACGTACCCGGGGTACTCGTAGCTCGCGACTAGGCCGCGGTCAGCTAGGAGTTCGCAGACCGCGCGGTGGCGAATTTCACGGAGCTGTTGCTCTAGGTGCTCCACGTAGTCATTTCGATGAGATTCATCGAAATGGCTACAGTGCAGCTCCTCCAGCGTCCGGTGCAGCGTCTCGCCGAGTGCTTGAACAAGTTCGCCACAACCAGGTGCCCGTGGGTCCGTAGGCTCGGTGCGGTACACGTTTTGGAACTCGGTGATTTTGACGTGGACGGCTCTGTCCTCGTACTCGACGACGACCGTGGGGTCTGAGGACGCGGTCGTAAACTCCCGACGCCTTAGCTGTAGCCGCATTAGCCACCTCCCTGCAACATCGCGATGACCTTGGTCTTGAGGTCCCGTAAGCGTTCGGTTTCCAACCGAACGCGCGGCATGTGTTCCTGCACCAGCTTGAGCGCTGTGATGGCGTCGTCGATGAGCTTATCAAGCTGCTCGAAGTCGTCAGACCCCGCCGCCTTGGGCGACGGTGTCTGGCGTGTCCGAACAACTCGCTTAGCGACCGTCGCTGGCGCCTTAGGGGTTGACGAGGACCGAGGCAGCGGCGCGCCGGACTCTTTGATGACCATCCGGACGCATTCAGCCAGGGAAGCTGGCGTGGTCGTGAGCCCCGCGGCCGCTACGAGGGGAAGTAGGCGGTCAGACTCCTTCGTCTTCTCACCAACCTGCGAGTAGTCGCGCGATCTGTCGTAGTTTTGGCGGACGAAGTCCTTTAGCGACCCGAGCCGCTGTTTTGGTGCCGGACGTTCCACGACCTCATGTTCTTGTTCTACCACGCGTACCTCCTTTGCAGCCGACACCGTCGGCTGTAAGTAGACGATTTCCTTAAGTAGTTCCTTGATTTCCGCGGTCCGAAGCATTGGGAACTTCAACAGGCGGCGCCTGTTGACGACGTCATTGAGGCGCGCGACGGTCGAGTGCGAAATCCAGCGGTTCCAGAGGATCGCCTTGACGTTAGCCGGTACCTCTTTGTGATGATGAGTCTGGGACTCATCATCCCAAAAGACGAGTTGCGGGTGGCGGGTGTAGACGTCGGGCAAGTTCTCCGTGCCGCCGCCGACGACTAGTACACGCCCACCATGGTGGACGAGTCGGGCGAGGAGCTGCGCCGAGGTTTCCGGCTGTGGGAGCCAGTGAGCCGGCATGTCAGTCCACCTCCCAGCCGGCCTCAATGAAGGCGTCCACGCTGTCGTACAAGATCGCCGGGTCCTTCTTGGGGTTGGGCGCCCACATGTTCCCGACGTAGATCATGACTTTGTGACCCAAAGGAACTGGGTCACATAGGTACGCGTGTTCCACGACGCGGTCGTGGGTCCACCGCTTTAGCGGCAGGACGAGCTGCGGCCAGGAGAAGTCGTCGGTGACCATCCTGCGGGTAATCTCTTCGGTCCTACACTTCTGTGCCACGTTTTCACCTCCTATAGTAATTATATAACATACGGGGCGCGAAAGTAAATAACATTGTGCCCCGTCCCCTAACGGACGGGACACAATGGAACTTTAATACCGCTCGAATAGGTGAAAGACGAGCGCGCCACCTTGCATTTGGAACGTACCCACGTAGTGGGCGTCCTTGTTCTCTTCCAAGTCGTCCGCATTGTGCCCGGTCCCTCTAAGCGCGAAGTACCGGTTCTCTGTCGGCGCTTCGGGATCGACCAGCGCCCAAAGTACCGGAACATTGCGTTGCGTTTGCACGGTTAATACTATGGCGTCCTTAGGCAGTGTCAAGAAAAACTCGTCCGTGATATTGAACTCGTATTTGAAGATGGTCTTCATCCTGGGTCCTCCTCCTTGACACGTAGCGACCGCTGGCCGACGTACCCGTCGACGTCCCGGACAAAGAGGTGCGGTAGCGGGCCATACTCAGTATAGACCGTGACCAAAACGTCGAAGCCCATGCCGTCAACTAGGCCTGGGCGTTGCCCGCTGTTCAGCAGGTCTACGACCTGCTGAAGCGTCTCGTGGAACATCAACGGCTTATCGACATTGTACGGTAAGTCGATTTCGCCACCGGCGTAGTACTTGCCGGTCTTCCTGAAGTAGGTCAGTGCGACGTGGGTGGTCTTCATCTCTGCTCTTCACCCGTCACCTCCCGCAGCGGAACCACGCGATTCCGGCTAGCGATTTCCGTCATTAGGTACCCGTTAGAAGTCATAAGTATCAGCACCGGTACACCGTCCTCGATGAAAACACCAACGACCTCGTGCCTGGGAGCCCTATCACTTTCGCCTGCATCGATGACGTACCGGCCAAGCAGGTTTGTTTGTATCACGAACCTACATCCTCTCCCCTGGCGTGAGCACCAGGACGTCGCCGCGAATTACCGGCACGTACCTCAGCGGTGCCGGGGTGGTGGCTAAGAGCTCCAAAACGAGGTCCGTGGCTCGCCGGTTGACCGGCAGTCCACGGAGGGCGGCCTCCTGGTTCATAATGACGCGGACTTTTCGCAGGCCGGGCATCAGCTCGATGCACCCACCAACGTGTCCCTGGAGCTCACCAAGCGTCCATCGCGACCCCTTTGAGGGGGTCACGACGGACACCGTGCCGTCGGCCTTATATAGGTTCGCCATTAGAAGTCCTCCTTAGTCCACATAGTACGTATCCTCATAGAACTGACGCGGCGCTACGTGGAAGACACCGCGTGGCAGCGTTACTGTAATGGTCCGATCGTCGTGTTCGATCGCGACGACGTGGTTGTAGACGACGGCGTTACCGTCTTTGGTAATCAACGTGACTGTCATCCTAGCAGCACCTCCTGGGCGAGCTGCAGCAGGTGGTCGCGGTCCTGCCAAAAGTCGGCGGCGGTGATAGTTCGCGGCTTGTAACCGATACCAAGCTCCATGCTAAATTCCGCGCCGTTGATGGACGCGACCTCGTGCCACTGCGTGCCGTCCCACCGCTCTACCTTGCCCCACGACTGGTCACGGTAGCTGTCGTTGTGGATTTTAACGCGAAGGACGTGGACGGCGTCGGTACTGTCCTGGTACCAAAGACTTTCCACGAAGTTGACCGTCTGGCCCTTGCCACTAACACGAACTGACTTACTAGTGATCATGAGCGGATGTCCTCCTCGTCGCGCACGTTCCCGACCGCTGACTGCAGCGGGATAGTGTCGACGTCAATCTCCCGCAGCACGTACACGGCCTCCATGATGCGCTGCAGGTAGTTTTCAACGTAGCACCGGCGACACAGCGTGTCTGTGCTGTCGTCGGCGTAGATGTCGGAGTCCGTCTCCGACCGGGTGATGATGGGGTCGCCGCAATCGTCGCAGTCGACCTGGTTGGGGTAATCCGGGACTTCAAGCATCAATATTCCTCCTCGTCGTAATCTCGCCGGTTGACGAACTCGGCGTCGTGCTTCATGTCCAACGTCCCCTCACAGACCTGGGTATATGGGTCCTGGGCCGTCTCAAAGCACAGTTGGTTGAACTCCTCGTCCGTCAGACCCATTAGGTCTGCCTCAGACAGACCGAAGAATAAGACGGCGGAGTGTACCTGACACGTTACCTGGACATTAATACCGACCCCCTTTTGGGGGTGTTGGTTGTGCCGCGCGGCAAGTTCTCGAACCTTCGCCTTTTGTTCCGCAGTCATAGAACCTCCTCGTTGTAGACCGGCGCGACCAGGACGCCGTGGTTAACCCACGCGCACTCTTGACAGACCCGGTAAGTTCTACCAGGACTGTCAAAGATTAGGTCCGCGATGTTGTAGGTACGCCAGCGGCCCGAGTTTCCGTCGCAGTCCTCGCACGCGAGCCCTTGGTAGCTCGGCACGTTGACGGACCGCGTCTCGGTGATCTTGTAGGCTGGCCAGGTGATCTTGTTAGTAGCTGACACGCGTCACCACTCTTTCTGGCTCGTGGCCGCCTTCCTCATCCTCACCGTGGGGGTCTGAGTAGACCCACATGACCTCGAGGTCGTACCCCAGAACTCCATTGGCACCGCCTATCGCGTTATCGAGCCCGAGCGCGATAACGTTGGCGGCAAGATCCGCTCCCGTGTTTTCTGTCTCCGTGTCGATTTCGATGTCGACGCTTACGTTGAACATACGCTTTGCCATGTTTTCCTCCTCTACAGTGCTTCGGGATAGAGTTTAGCGGCCTGTTCGGGGTGGAGTTCGAATAGGTTTTCGCAGATGTCTTCGACCGTCCAGCCCCAGAAGTTGTTGTCGTCACAGGGAAGTAACTCGTCAGTAAATTCAGGGAACCCCTTGATTAGTTGGTCGCAGAACTCCATGAACTCCTTGGCCGTGCACCTTACCGTGACGTGAACGGTACGTTCACAGTCTTCATCGAGACAGATGTACCCGCCAAAATCCTGGAGGTCTTCCTCGAGGAGCTTACGGGCGACCTCGCGCTGCTTGTCTGTTGCCATGCTTTACCTCCTTGCGAAGTTGCCGTTCCAAGTAAACAACCCGCTAAGCTCCTCGCGTAGCTGAAGGGCGTGTGTGTCGATGGACTCGATCTTCGCGACGTCCTTAGGCGAGAGGGGGTCACCGAGCTTCTCGAGGCGCTTGGCGGACTCGCGCCACTCGCCAAGCTTTTGGCTGATGGCCAGGAGCCTGGCCTGCATGTAGGACACCTCGTTGTCGGGGTCGTCGGCGTTAAGTTCCTCGAGGAGGCGCTCTTCACCGGTTTTATACCGCTCGACCCTACCGTCCTCCAGGTCCTCGTGGGTGAACCCGAGATCGGACAGGATGGTTTCGAGGGCCTCGTCTGACTGGGTAGCCAGGGTCACCGGGACCTTGCTGCTGTGGTACAGCTTACCTCCTCGTTTCTCTACGAACTCCTCGGTTTCCTTTAATCTCTCCGGCTCGACTTCAAAGTAGACGATTGCCATGTTTTACCTCCGTTGTGACAGTTGGTGAATAAAAAACTCATTGTGATAATTATATAACATCCGGGGTGCGAAAGTAAATAACAATGTGCCTCGAGCCGAGTACATTGTTACTCCATACGTTCTACCTTAAATGTGTCTAGGAAGAACCGCCGTTCTAGGTTAAGGACTACCTGCTTCCAACCATATGAGATGAATTTTGGCTGGTAGGTGAGTCTGGCAGCTTCGGTAGAAACTTCATCTGGGTGTGGCGGGATATGTTTTTTGTCTTCCCTGAGCACGGTCAATATGATGTGGATATCGTTGGTTTCGACCGACAGCACGTTGTCGAATATGTTAGCGTAGCCGGCACGTGAGAAACGAGTTTTTAAAAATTCATCTATGAAGGGACTGGTTATCAAAGTAACTTTTAACATTACCTGTTCTCCTGCTTCTTTCCGGCGGCAGCAATTTCTGCGGCAAATACAGGGTCGGTAATTACCGCTTGCATCTTGTCGGCGTGCCAATTTTCAGCGTCACTTACAATGCAATGAACTGGGTTAACGCACTTCTCCTCACCGCATGTAAGTACCAACCACGCCCCAACTGGCGGATAGGCTTTGAAGGTAAGAAAGCGGGCAAATCGTCTAGCATAGACGTTTTCATCCTTCTTAGTATATGGGTTGATGATCTTCAACATAGGAAGCACGTAGTTCCCGCGCTTTGCTAGGGTGGACTTCCACACCCAGCATCGACTTTCACGGCCTTTTTCGAGTGCCTCGCTTATCAGGAAATCTAAAGAGATTCCTGAGACGAAGAAGGCGCCGAGTCGGCGTTCAAACCTACCATAATTGATTAAGTTAATCTGTTCAACCGTTTTATCTATGCGTTTCATCATAGGCTCTATTATAATGTGGTTGTATCTAGCTGTAAACTCTTTTGTTTAGTGCCGAAGCGGTGAAATTTTGTAATACTAAGGGGCCCCAAAGTGGGGTGTGCGGCCACGGTCATCGGGTTAATACTCCCTATAAATACGGCACATCTAAATAACCCCATATCATATGGGGTGCGTCCCGCCGCAGTATTATGTGGGCACTCATTATTCTGCAAACGTAATGAAATCAACAACTTAGGAGCACACCGCACACTGCATATTCCTCGGGACTTAGTGTTACTGTTACATTTAACGTATCTTGGTACGTAAGTCCTTTCGTTGTAATAACTTAGGGGTACGAAGTATGTAACATTGCTATATCTTGACGTGTTACCCGAATAAAAAGACACTATCTTTTTATACTGGGTCGTAACATCAGGAAATAAGTTGTGTTTCACCGCAACGTAACGTGTTACACCTGGTAATTTATGCGTAACACCACTGGACGTTACACTGGTCTCTGGCCACTTTGGTTTGCTCTGTTTGGAAAGTGCCTTATAATAGGATTGTACTTGCTGATGAAAAGCATTGTACGATTGACTTACCATGGTCGCACATAACGAGCCGGGAATTCGCGTTTGGACCCCTGAGCAATTACCCCAAGTGGTACGAAAGGCGCTGGAGTTACGACGAAAGGGATACTCATATTCAGACATCGCTGACACGCTTGGCGTTTCTTTGGGCACCGCGCACAAGTACGTGAACCAAGAACTTGAAAAAATGGCACGCCTGCGGGCCGCGGAGGCAGGCCAGGTTTTAGAACTTGAGCTCGCTCGGCTTGATCGCTTGATCCAAGCTGTGGCTGACAAGGCTGAGGCCGGCTCGCTCGAGCACGTTGACACGTTTATTCGGCTCTGTGAGCGCCGGGCCAAGCTGCTTGGTTTGAACGCGGCCTCGATGCACAAGGTCGAAGTCGACGATAAGCGCGCCCTACCTGATGTCGAGGTATATAAAAAGACACGCGCCTTACTAGAAAGATTGGCCGCCGCAGGCCACCCTGTGGACAAAAGATTGCTCGAGAGGTCACCGTTCGACGCAGTCCTAGAGGGGCAAGTCGTAGAAAATGCGGTGAAAGACGTAGCCCGGCCCGTGTTTCCCGCGCCGCAATCCGCGGAAAATGGCGACCCAGGGACCTCCAGCGAGCCCAAAAGCGATGAATTTGGCGATAAAAACGCCTCGAATGATGAGCCGGGGCACCAGGAAACGTGAAATTGGTCCGGCGTGCGTTTCCTGATACCCCGCATTTGGGCCCTACCCACTAGTTAGTTTCCTGGCCGCGGTTTACCCCGCGACTTGGTGCTTCGGTACGAGGACATCTTCATGCTAGTGCCCCCGCTGCCGCGCCGGCGCTTCCGGCCCCAGCCCTTACGGCGGGGCCCGGTCCCAAGAAGGAGACCGAGCCCACAGAACAGGAATACGAACCCAATGACGAGGTCCATGGTCAGGCACCTTCCTTGTCGTACTCGGCCAGGACCTGGCCGAGTTGAATGATCACGGTGTTGAGGTGCTGGTCAGGCACCTGCGCAAGAAACTGACCGCGAGCGGTCAGTTGGTGCGGGTAGTCCTGGTGTTCGATGAAGTAGACGTCGTAGTTGGACTCAACGAAGTTCCCGTCGGCGTTAGCTGGCCGGACCTTCGGGGTGAGAACCTCCCAACAGTCGTTGTTTCCGTAATCCAGAAAACCCGCCGAGGTGAATTCGATGTCGCCGACCATGATAGGTTCCCCGCTTTCTAGAAGATCATCGAGGTTCTTGGTATCCATGTTATTCCTCCCGCACCATCATGCGTTGCCAGTCTTTGCGGAACTCCTGAAATTTAGGAGTTTCGCTCTGGGGCCTCGCGGTCGAGAACCCGTGGCCGGCTAATCGTAGCCGCTCGGCCCGTTCCGCAGCCTCGCTTTCCGACAACCGCGCAAGCGGTTGTCTGATCGTCATTTTTAGGATCTCTGCCACGTTTCTGTTTGCCATGTTTTTCCTCCGTGATTAATTAAGTGAGATAAATTTCTCATCATGAATATTATATACTCATTATTTCCCGAAGAGAACATCGAAATGACACGGCGGGTTAAATTGTTTCCGACATCGTTTCCCAATATCCCGTTCGAGGGCCCAACGGCGTGGTAGTTAATTTCCGAAAACCATGACCAGGTTTACTTGGGCATGCCGGTTAATTTCCGAAGTATGGCGTTTCAGAACGCAGACTTCAGGGCGCGGCCCGCGCAAATTACGCGCTGCGGATCTACCTAGGTTACCACCCCGTGCAAGTCGGGGACTCTAGTCCCCGACTTGCACGTTACGCACCGGGTTGTAGAAGAACGTACTCTGTTCCTCTTTCCCAGTCCAAGGCCAGACGCCCGAAATACGCAGCGTCCAGGCGTCGTTGCGGTCGTAGTACAGGGAACGCACGTCGTAGATTACGTACTCCGTCCAGCCCCTGTTATCTGTATCGGACCCGTTGTACATTTCGAACCGTACCGTCATGCTTGGCTACCCCCTCGTCATCCGCCCGCAATGCAGGCACTCATAACACCGAGCCAGCCCCGCGCGCCAGACCATCCAGCGCTCCACGCGGCATTTCCAACACCACAGTTTCTTGGTCCCGGTCATCTCAGTTCTCCGTGGCGACGTACGTGCGGGGAAGAAGGTAACACAGTTCCTCGATGGTGTACGTTTCGAGGACCCTGTGCCCGCAGCGGGCCTCCCAGTAGCCGCCGACCTCGATCCACGCGATGGCCCAGACCTTGCCGTTCACAGTGAGATTCATACCTCGCTCCTTACCTCGACCCTAGTACCCGGGCCGGCCCCCGCCCACGGGTCGGTGGTGGGACCCCGGGCGCGGTGCCCGGGGTGCGGGGCAGGCTAGTTGGTGGGAAATTAAGCCATGTTTTTATTTTTTAATAAATAATTTTACCTCCAAAATAATGGGTTGATTGCCACTGACAAAGAAAATCATCAATTCGATTTCCTTCACCAAAAATCTGAATTGAAATCTCACGAATAAAATCAGTAATTTTTAACATTTTTTTTTCCTTTCTTTGAAAACTAAATAAAACCGATATGACAAAGATTTTGATTTTTTAGTTTTCGTCGGTTGGAATCAAACCTGCGAACGCATTTTCATCTTCGTTTTCTACGTCTGGGTCATACGTAGAAATAATCCCCTTTGATTTAAAAACAAGAATGTAATACAGAACTACGCGAAATCGCTCTTGACGGGTTTCGAAAAACGGTGTCGTTTTTTCAATTTCAACAGCAAGACGTGGTTTCAAATTTCGTCGGAGTTCGTCAAGCACTACTTTTGCTTGACCCTTTAATTCTCCAACATAGCGGCGCAATTTTGCGTCACCATTTTTTACCGCGTCAGGGTTATATGCATATAATCTAGCTTTTGCCATGTTATTCTCCACACGGAAAAAGTCATATCGGTTTTATTTAATTTTCAAAGAACACAATTTACTTACATGACTATTCTACATTTTTCAATATGTATTGCAACAAAAATCGTTCATAAATGTTTTTTATGATTTGATAATATAAATTTATGATTAAATTTTTGTTGTACATCCAACTAATTTTTACTTTTGGGACTGTTGCCCCCTACATCCCCAGGGGAACGAAAAAGCCAAATCGGGCAGAGAGAATCCCGGGGGGAAAAATTTTAATAATCGGATTGTACAACCAAAATTGCCCGTGATATAGTCAGTCAAATCGGCTACCGTGTGTCGCCCCGAATACCTCGGGGTGATGGTCTCCGCTACCGCCTAAGGCGGTAGGCGGTGAAAATTAGGAGCCTTCATGTCTTGGCAATTTCGCTTCAAGCTACTTAGCGACCGCGTCGACCTGCTAGAGGAAAAGATGGCGGAGGTAGAGAACCGCCTCGGCGTCTCCGCGTCGCCGTCAGAGAGCCCATCAGCCTCGGCTTCAAAGAGCCCATCAGCCAGCTTGAGCCGGTCGGTTTCACCGTCGCACAGCCCGTCACCTTCGTTGAGCGCGTCACCATCACTGAGCAAGAGCCCGTCGGCCTCAAAGTCACCTTCAGCTTCTAAGAGCCCGTCAGCCTCGGTGTCACCGAGCTAGGGAGGTAAATAGATGGCGAAGACAAGCCCTCCCAGGCGACGGTCTAAGATCTTTAGGGACCAACGGGAAGTCACGAAGCTCTCCAACCCCACGCTCATGGCTCCCCGCGAGCGGGTTAACGGGGACTTGTGGGTGGAGGCCGCCAACGGCACCGCCCACCTCAAGGTGCAGGTCGGCGACGTTGAAGTGACGTTAGTGTCCAAGGCATATTGAAAATATGCCCAAGACGCTAAAAGTCTCCGTCATCATCCCGTCGCGCAACGAGCAGTTCATGGCCCGGACCGTCAACGACGTCCTGGCTAAGGCCCGGGGCGACGTGGAGGTTCTGGTAGGCCTCGATGGGTATTGGCCTGTCCCTGTGACCCACGGGGACGGGACTACCCACGAGGTAGATTGGCGGGATCCGCGGGTTCACGCCGTCCACTTCGGCGCGCCGCAGGGGATGCGCACGGTTATCAACGCGTGCGCGCGCGTCGCGACTGGCGATTTCCTAATGAAGCTCGACGCCCACTGTATGCTTGCCGAGGGCTACGACGTAGCCCTCCAGGAAGAATGCGATAGGCAGACGGTGGTAGTACCCCGTAGGTACTCCCTCGACCCAGAAAATTGGAAGTTCAAGGAAACTGGCAAGAAACCCGTCGACTACCACTACCTGTCATGGCCGTATGAGGCCGACCGCCCCGGCGTCGGCCTTCATGGGACCGTTTGGACCAAACGGGCTCATGAACGTCAAGACATCCTTATCGATGAGGAGATGTCGTCCCAGGGCTCTTGTTGGTTCATGCAACGAAAATATTTCAATCGGCATATCGGTCCGTTAGATACGGACCGATATGGAAATTTCGTGCAAGAATTTCAAGAGATCGGGCTCAAGGCCTGGTTGGGCGGCGGACGCGTCCTGGTGAATAAGAAGACGTGGTACGCGCACCTGCACAAGGGCAAGGAGTACGGCCGCGGGTACTTTATCTCTAAAGGCGAAATGGCCCGGGGCGCACAGGCCGCCGTTGACTTCTGGATGTTCGACGAATGGACCCAACGGGTCCACGACATCAAGTGGCTCATTGAGCGCTTCTGGCCCGTGCCCCATTGGCCCACCAACTGGGAACAACTACGGCACGAGGCGCGGTTTCCTGGTGGCCCCGAGGCGCTGAAGGCGGCGAAAAGGGAGAAAGAGGTCGTCGGTGCCGCACCTTAAGGACATGGTTAGGTGCCTTGGGCGGCGTCGTCTCCTGGTGTGCGAGGAGGGCGGCAACGTGAAGCTGGAGATCTTTATGCATTTCTCAGAGGGGACGCCTTCAGAAAAGTTGGAGATTCTCGCGCGGCCGGTGATGACCCGGCCAGAGGCGGCCAGGCTGCGGGATCAGCTCAATGACGTTCTATTGAGGAGGAAATAATCGATGCCGAAATACACGATGAAGGCAACGCTTGTCGCCTCCCGCAGAATGCGGGATGTGCCAAGGTATGCGGGGCGGATGTCCCCGTCTCTGTTGGGTAGGAATAGACACGCTCCTAGAGCCGGAAGACGGCGTCGGGGCTAAATTCTCGTCGGCGTAAACAAAAAGGAGGATAGGATGAAGCCAGAAGATCGTGGTACCGACTCGGCGCGTGGTCAGCAGAAGCTTAGCACTTGGACACGCGTCAATCCAGCGACTGGGGAGACGGAGACGAAGCAGGGCACCAACCAAGAATGGCGCGAGCGTAACAAGGCGGATGGTTGGACTCGACCTGAAGACGACACCGACGCCACGGACGAGCCGGCCGTCACCTAAAGCTACGGTGTTCGATTTCTACGTGGTTTGGGAGACCGACGACCAGGTCTTGGTCTTTGTGGACCAGGACCTGGTCTACCGTGGGCCAATGCCCGTGGAGCTCGCGTCCTATATCGACGCGATGAGGGAGACGTTTGAAAGTTTATCTCGAACCACCGCCGGTCAAGTCGCCCTCGCTCAGGCGTGTGGAAGCTGCCCTAAAGCAGTACGCCCCGCCTGAGGTCCACGTCGTTGACCGTGTCGGCGAGGCGGACCTCGTAGTGCTCCACGTCATCGGTAGGTGTGAGCAGATCCACAACGAGGCGCGAGATCTGATGGTTGCGGGGAAAAAATACGCGGTTATCCAGTACTGCTTACGCAGTACGCAGAAACCACGCACGCAGGACTGGCGGTCACTTTGGAAAAATTCAAGGTTGGTTTGGAGCTACTACAACCTTGATGCTTTGGCAGCTGAGGACGGTGAAAACCGTGAACGAACGTGGGAGTTCTACCACGCGCCCCTCGGAGCACACGGTAGTGTGTTCTTTGATAGGTTGAGTTTGAACGGGAGTCGCCCCTACCTCTCGATGACCCACGGGCAGTCGTGGCTCACGGAGGGGGTTAGGGAGGTGGCCTGGGCCACTCGATTGGTAGGTAAAAAAGCGTTTCACTTGGGTGGCCCTATTCACCGTGGGATGGACATCGATTGCCAACAAGACATAAGCGACGACCAATTGGCGTCGGTTATGTCTCAGGTGCGGTACGTCTGCCCCCTACGCCGGACAGAAGGTTTCGAGCTGCCTGCCGTCGAGGGGCTGTTCTGCGGTGCCCGCCCGGTCCTGTACAATCGGCCACATTACCAGCAGTGGTACGGGGACCTTGCGGAGTACATCGAGGAGTTGCCGCGGCAACAAGTCATCGACCAACTGGTGGCGCTGTTTCAACAGCCCTACCGTCGCGTGCGGCCTGAAGAAATTCAGGTAGCCCACGAGCGCTTTAGCTGGCCGAAAATCATTAAAGGTTTCTGGGAGAGAGCGCTTGCCTGACACGTTGTGGCATGTTACAAAGAAATACGAGTTAGCGGACCCGAAACACGCTCGCCAGCCTGTCGAGCTCCCTGACGTCGACCGCGACGACCTCGCGTCGTTATTTTTTGAACTTGGGTATGAGACGGGTGTGGAGCTTGGGGTAGAGACCGGCAAGTACTCTGAAGTGCTGCTGAAGCGTAATCCTAACCTGCGACTTTTTTGCGTCGATGCTTGGAAGGCGTACCAGGGCTACCGTGACCACGTCACGCAGTCCAAGGTCGACGGCCTCCTGGCTACGGCGAAAGATCGCCTTGCGCCGTTTGAAGGCCGGGTAAAGTTTATCCGTAAGTTTAGCGTTGAGGCGTCCCGAGATTTCAGGGACACTTCATTGGACTTCGTCTATATCGATGCGAACCACGGGCTGCCGTGGGTCATGGACGACATCTGCGCCTGGGAGAAGAAGGTGCGGAAGGGCGGTATCGTGGCTGGCCACGATTACTGTCGGCGCGGTCCTGGGCCGTACCAGTGCCACGTAGTGCAGGCGGTTAACGCCTACACAGACGCGTTCTTCATTAGCCCGTGGTTCGTCGTCGGGCGCAAGGACGTAAAGGAAGGCGAGAAACGCGACCGTCCGCGTTCCTGGTTTTGGGTGAAGGAGTAGCCCTTGGACAGTAAAACTGGACAAGTTATTGAGCGAACATTCTCTAGCAAAGGCCGGTCTCACCACATATATGAACCGCACGAGACGGACCGAGGCTACTTAAAGACTAGTGATCAGACTATATACCAACGCGACCACGATACGCAGGTCATCCGTCGTGTTGTGAAGAAAGTACGCGGGAAAGCGGCACGCCGAGCTGATAAGGCTGCCAGGAGGGAGGCGAGGTGTCAAAGTATTGTTCCAAGTGCTGCGAAGACCTAGACATCGAGCCGCTGCACCTCTTGTTCCCCGAGCTCTACCTGACTATTGACGGGCAATACTTCCTTGAAGTTCACGGCCTGTGGGGCGTGACCCTTGAGGAGTTACGGCGAATGTCTACTGTGCTGTCGAACGGGCAGGTAAAGATTCGGCGCCGGTGTAATCAGTTAACGGAAGAGGGGCTGTGCGGAATCTATGAGCGTCGCCCTCAACTGTGCCGTGAATATCGCTGCGAGTCTCGCGCCATTATGGTGTTTTCAGACCGATGCGACAGTAGCCGAAAATATATTCCTCTGCAGGTGGTCAATGGCTAAGTGCTTCATTTGCAAGCAGGAAACCGACGACTGTATCGCTGGCAAAACGCACACGCCGCCGATTGGGCAGTACAGCATCCCGCTCTGCGGGAGCTGTAAGGAACTGTTGCCAGATTATCGTGAAAAACTTCGAGAAGAGGTAATTCGCCAGGCGGGGGGAGCGTAGCTAGGTCGTGGCAGATTTATCTGTACTTATTCCGGCGCGCAACGAGATGTTCCTGGCGCGAACTGTCAAGGACGTTCTTGACAATTCTAGGGGAGATACAGAGGTCATCGTTGTGTTTGACGGGCAGTGGGCAGTGGCGGGGTTTGAATTGCCACAGGACCCAAGGGTTCAGGTCATTTATAACGCCAACCCTCGCGGTCAACGCGGCGCGACGAATCAGGCAGCGTGGTTGTCGCAGTCCAAGTTTATCATGAAATTGGACGCGCACTGCTCGGTTGACGAGGGCTTCGACGTTAAGTTAATGGCAGACTGCGAGCGTGACTGGACAGTCATTCCACGGATGTATAACTTGCACGCTTTCGACTGGGTGTGCCACAGCTACGAGGGCGATGGAAAAGGCTGCCAGGGCCGAATCTATCAGGGGCCGACTCCTGAAAAGTGTCCACTGTGCAAGCGAATTGGGATGCGTCGCGAGATGATTTGGAAGCCGCGCCTACATAAGATGACTGAGGCGTGGCGATTTGACCGCGATCTTCATTTTCAGTACTGGGGCGGCTACAAGTCGCGCCCTGAGGCCCAAGGCGACATCGTTGACGTGATGTGCAATCTTGGAGCCTGTTGGTTCATGCACAGAAAACGGTACTGGGAGCTTGGGGGATTGGACGAACGCCATGGTTCTTGGGGCCAGATGGGCGTTGAGATTTCCTGCAAGTCTTGGCTTTCCGGTGGCCGGCAGGTGGTCAACAAAAAGACCTGGTACGCCCATATGTTCCGTACCCAAGGCGGTGACTTTGGCTTTCCTTACCAGAATCCTGCCAAGGACGTCGAGAAAGCGCGTAAATACTCCCGGCAGTTGTGGGTAGAAAACAAGTGGCCGGGCGCGAAATTGCCGTTCGAGTGGCTTATTAAGAAGTTTGCGCCGGTACCAGGGTGGGAGGACGTGGCCGGAAAACCGCTAAAGAAAGCCGCGATCTATTATACGGATAGCCGGCTTGACGAGAAGCTGGCCGCGCCGGTGCGGCAGCGGCTGCAGCACAGCCTTAACGGACACGACTTGGTGTCGGTTTCGTTAAAACCACTGGATTTTGGCAGGAACGTCGTAGTCCCCCTTGAACGCGGGACTATGACGATGTTTCGCCAAATTCTCGCTGGCCTTGAGGCCACCGACGCCGACATTGTTTTCCTGTGTGAGCACGACGTGTTGTACCACTCGTCGCACTTTGAGTTTACGCCGCCACAGGCTGACGTCTTTTACTACAATGAAAATACCTACAAAGTTGACACAAAAACAGGGCAAGCGGTCTTCTATTACACGAAGCAGACATCGGGGCTATGCGCTTACCGTAAATTGCTCATCGAGCACTATCGAAAGCGTATCGAGCGGGTGGAGCGGGAAGGTTTTACTCGGGCGATGGGTTTTGAACCCGGGTGCCATCGACCACCGCGAGGCGTGGATAGCTATTCCGCGCAGCGATGGATGAGTCCGTTCCCCAACGTTGATCTTCGCCACGCCCAGAACCTGACCGAGTCGCGTTGGGATCCGTCCGAATTTCGGAACCCTAAAGCTTGCGAGGGTTGGGCTTTAGTTGACGAGGTGCCGGGTTGGGGCGTCACGAAGGGACGCTTTGAGCAGTTTCTTCAGGAGAACGTAAAGTGATTCGAAAAATAGTTTTCTGGTATCTCCTGCTTTTATTAACCCTAGCAGGTAATATCTCCGCTCAAACCCTTAACACCTGTCCAGATACCAGTCCGCTAGTTGCGCCTGTAGGTGTTCCCGTGCGCGTCATTGTGTGTCAACCGATCAGGCTGGCAGATGGCACTCTCCAGTCCATCCAGCGGGTGCTGGTGACTGTGGACGGGGTGGCGGTCTGGGAGGGTGCGGCGAATCGCGAGACCTATACCTACGACCCGGTAACTGGGATCGTGCCGTTCGTCGCCGGTCCCATCGTGCTCACGGCCGGCTCTCATCAGCTCGGAGCGCAAGTCGCCATCCAGGCGTCCCGGACGCTGGCTGATGGCACTGTTGTCAGTGAAACGCTGTGGAGCCCGATAACGTCGCGTGTAGTTAATGGCGATGGCGGCACACCGCCGCCCCTGCCTCCGCCGTGCACCTTCACACTCAATATTCCTGTTTCGACCGACCCCATTGCGGCCGCCGGCGGCCAAGGTATCTTCGGCGTGCAGGCGTCGGCTACGAATTGTCAGTGGTCCTTGGGTAACTCGTCGACCTGGCTGACACTCACCCCGACCAACGGCACGGGCAGCGTGGCCGTCTCTTTTACTGCCGCGCCCAATACCTCCACGTCGCCGCGCACGGCGATGCTGGCTTTTGCCGGAAGTTCCGTCACGTATAACGTGTCTCAGTCAGGCGCGGCACAACCTCCGCCACCGCCACCGCCGACTGACACCGAGGCTCCAGACGTGTACGACCTGACCTACCGCCGGTCTGGCAACTCGCCTAACTTCAACTTCTCAGTGAAGACCCGCGCCACAGACGTGGCGCATGTCTACCTCTACATCGGCGCCGTCGAGGCCGCGCACCTGACGCATCAGAGCACCAGCTACACGATGTATACCACCATCCGCACTGCTGGCACCTACCTGGTGCGCGTGGAGGTAAGGGATACTTCAGGAAATGTTGGTACGGCCAGCATGACGGTTGTGAGGCGCTGATCTGATGGCATTTAGGGTTCGCATGGACGACATTCTGGTGGAGTGCGACACGGTAGACGAGGTGCGCAAGCTCGTCGGAGCACTCCAGTTGCCGTTCGGCGAGGACAAACCCGCCTACGTGTCGGCCGAGCCGGTTAACAATCAGATTGTGCTGAAGGACCGTCCGGCAGAGGACCGTCCGGCAGAAGAACCAGTCAAGAAGAAACGGCGTGGCCATCGTCCTTCTCCGCTTTTTATTGCCGCCTCAAAGCAGCGCGACTGCGTGATCGCGGCGACGAAGCGCCGGGATCTGATCGCGAACTTTCTTCAGGGCAATCCGCGCCCGGTGCACCGCCGTGAGATCATCGAACACGTCAAGTTGTTGGGCGGCGGTCCTATCGAGAACGCCATGCTCAGACTTATTCGCGAGGGCAAAGTCAGGCACACCGGGACACACGGATTCTACGAATACGTACCGGTGTTGTCAGAAAACGGAAACGGAAACGGAAATTTAGGAGAACACGACGATGAAAGCCTGTGTCCTGATTACCATTGACGACACCGACGCCCGTAACGCGGTCATCGGCACGATTCGCGGGACGGGCAGCGTCTACGACGTGATCGAAGGGATCGACCCCGAACCCGGCGTGAACCCGCCTCTCTATAACCGCTGGCGGCTGAAACAGTCGCTACTGCCCGTCGGTACACCGCAAATTCTCGTCGAGGGCGGCGTGATGCTGAACTCGGATGTTCCGGCGGTCGTGCGGAACGAATACTCACAGGATACGACGCTCTGGTGGACGGTTGAGATTGGTACCGGACAGAACCCCACGCGCGCCGAGATGCAACAGCGGCTGCGCCAAGAAGCCTACATCAACCGCAACTGCACGCACTATTGGCAGATCGTGCCGGGCGACTCGTTCTCAGTTGCGGCGGCCGGACAACCGGGCGATCTCCTGTCGAAGTTCCTGCCGCTGCCGTAGAACACCGATGGCGCGACTCCTGACCTGTGGGTGGGAATGCCTGACGCTGGCGAATGAGCCCGCGCACCAGTCGCTTGAGGGTGGCATTACACAAAGCAGCACAACTCAGAAGCGGACGGGCAGTAGATCGCTGGGCATAAGCGGCCTCGCGTCCGGCACGCCCAAGGGGCACACGTTTCAATTTGCCTCTACTGGTCTCGACCGATTATTCCCGCGCGTCTATTTATACGTCGTCACGCGCGCCAGTGCGGAAAATCGTATATTGCAGTTTTCAAACGAGTTCGCGTCTATAGGACAGTACGTGACCTTGGACGAGAACGGCATTCTACGCCTCTACGATGAAGACGGATTAGTCGGCGCTGCCGCAGACGCGCTCGCGACGAATCAGCAGTATCGGATCGAACTGGAATACATCACAGATTTAGGAATCTCCGACAGTTCGCGTCTATTCGTGGATGGGGTGGAGGTCATTGGGGGGACTCGAAGTCTTTCGGTTACGGCAGCGCGCATACAGTTAGGCGGCAATCTTAACAGCGAAGCCAACACGACGGGTGAATGGTATTTTGACGACCTCGCCGTAAACGATAATAGTGGGTCAACGCAGACGGGCCTCCCTGGAGTGGGATCGGTCGGCTACTTGCGCGTCAATGGGGCAGGCGATGCCGACACTGGGTCACCGACACGCGGCGGGGCCGACAGCGGCACGATTGAGGGGCAACTCGACGAAGCCGATCCGAATGATGCTACCGATTATGTGATTCTGCCTGTCAATCCTTCCGATGTCTGGGTGGACATCGACAACGGATCTGTCGGTGGAATCGGTTCCGGCGACACCATCACGCTCGTCGAAGTTCACGCACAAGTCGGCGCGGCAGGTTCGGCCGCGAGCAACTGGTTCCCTCAAATCAAGAAAGCCTCAGGCGGTACCATTACATCCGCTTCGGCGGTGATTTGGGGATCAACCTCATGGTTCACCAATGACGACACAGCCGGTAGTCGGCAATCAAAACTGACGCGCTATGTCGATCCGGATGGCGCGGCGTGGACACCTACCACCATAGACTCGATGCAGATCAGCGCGAAGACGACCGACGGCAACCCGGATACGCGAGTCTCGGCGCTCTGGGCGGTTGTGGAGTTCGTACCAGCGGCTGCTGGATCATCGTCGGTTAGTCCATCCGTTAGCCCGTCGGCCTCGACATCACCGAGTGCGTCGAAATCGCCAAGCGCGTCCGAAAGTCCCAGCATTTCGCCGAGCGCCAGTAAGAGTCCGAGCGCCTCGGAAAGCCCCAGCGTCTCCCCGAGTGCGTCAAAAAGTCCCAGCGCGAGTGAGTCACCGAGTGTTTCGCCCTCGGCGTCGAAATCCCCGTCGGCCTCGGTTTCACCAAGTGCATCAGAGTCGCCGTCGGTCAGCCCTTCGGCGTCGAAAAGCCCGAGTGCGTCTGAAAGCCCGAGTATTTCGCCGTCGGCTAGTAAATCTCCAAGCGCTAGTGAATCGCCATCACAAAGTCCAAGTGCGTCCGTTAGTCCAAGCGCGAGTGAATCGCCGTCAATCAGTCCCTCGGCATCGGTGAGTCCGAGTGCGAGCGTGAGCTTAAGCGTGTCACCGTCCGCGTCTATTTCACCAAGTCCCCCACCACCGGGGGAATGGCTGTATCAACCATATTGGCGGTGGCGCATGAAAGCCATGCTTACACGATAGGAGAGCAGTTATGGGACGTATGTATTCCGCCGTTTTCGAGGGAGTTTCGGTGTCCGCCGCGCAGGATCTATTCGAGCTTCTAGCTGGTGCAGCCGTGGTCGTTGCGGTGCACGAGGTGCATATCACGAACGACAGCGACGAGGTCAGTCAACAGTTGCCGTTTGCGGTCAAGCGCATTCCAGCCACCGTGACGTCCGGCAGCGGCGGTGCGGCCGTGACGCCACGCAAACTAGGAGGCGTGCAAGATCCTGCGGCGACGTCGACCGTCGAACGGAACAACACATCGCGCGCCTCGTCAACCGGCACCATCGAGGTTATCCGCAGGGCTGGGGAAAACGTGCTAAATGGCTACCATTTGATTTTCCCACCGGAGCAGCGCGTAATTGTGCCGCCCGGAGGCACAATCGTGGTCGGCCTTGAGGCGGCTCCCAGTGGAGCCATTCCACTTAGTGGAGAAATTATTTTCGAAGAAATTGGATGATTCTTCGCGTCCACTATGTTGATGGCGCTACCTGGGTCGGTACGATTCAGGACTGGCCGACGAGTCCAGGTGAAGGTGTGGACGTGGTCGAAGTGCAGGATCCGTTAGGTATCGTGCGCTTCGCAAGCCAGTCGCTCTACTGGGCCTATGAAGAAAATAGAAGCGTTGTGGTCGGTAGTGGATCCGTTCGATACGACCATAATCCGATCACGGAAATTGTTTTCAGCGATGGTGGCCAGCATGAGCGCCAACGCGAATTTATGCCTGACTTGCCGTTACGCGCGCTAAAAGTGGGCCATTGGTGGCCGGGTACCTCTGCTCCGTGTGAGAGGCGGCCCTAGATGGCCCGCACCTTCCGCTTCCAGGACGGCGCCTCGGATCTCACTCTCGGCGGGGCGTTCACGCACATCCTGGACGAGACCGCCAGCGGCACGGACACGATTACCGCGACCAATTCGGGCGGCACTAGCAGCGGGTATTTTGCGACACTCGCAGGGATACCAGGTGTTGGAGGCGCGACTGGCGATTACAGCATCGTCTTGAACGTCTCGGTTGCCGCCGCCGGTACAACGGCGGCCGTCCAACTCCACCGTGTCGACAGTAGCGGCGCGATCCAGACCAGCTCCGGCTACTCAGCCGAACAATCCACCGCGACGACCGGCGACAAGACGTTCTCCTTCACGAGTCAGAGTCTGGGCACGTGGGCGTCGGGTGATCGCTTCGTCCTGGAAGTCCGCGTCACCAACAACAACGCGCACGGCGGTGCGGTTGGCCCGACATTCAATCATGCAGCGACGAATGCGCGGGTCGATACGCCCTTTGCTGTGGCGGCTGATTCACCCTCCGTTAGTCCGTCGGTCAGTCCGAGCGCCTCGGTCTCGCCGAGCGCGAGCGCCAGCCCTAGTGTCAGTCCCAGCGCGAGCGAATCGCCGAGCGTGTCTCCGTCGGCAAGCGCGTCGCCGTCGATCAGCCCGAGTGCCTCAACGTCGCCGTCGTCGAGTGAAAGCCCGTCCATTAGTCCGTCTGCGTCAATTAGTCCGAGTGCGAGCGTGAGTCCGTCGGAAACCATGCCGCCGACGCCAATTCGAAAGTTCGTACGGTACGTGCCGTATGTATATCGCGACGTATTCCGCAGCACGACGCGGATGGTTTGGCGGCGACGCATTATTGAAGTCACCGCGTTCTCCCCTTCGATTTCACCGAGCGCGAGTGAATCGCCATCGATCAGTCCGTCGGCATCTGAAAGTCCAAGCATTTCACCGAGCGCTTCGAAATCGCCCAGCGCGAGTGAGTCGCCATCAGTCTCACCGTCAGCGTCAGTCAGTCCGTCGGCATCGGAGTCGCCGAGTATTAGCCCGTCGGCTAGCAAATCGCCGTCGGCGTCCGTGTCGCCATCCGCAAGCGAGTCTCCGAGTGTTAGTCCGAGCGCCAGCAAATCGCC